TATCAATATAATGCTTTCCAGACTCACCTATAGCAAGCCCTTGCAAGAACTTCTGCACCTTCTCCCAAGTTACTGTGCCCTTTGCGGTGTCGTCGGTTATCTTTGAGACGAAGTACTTACTTCCCTCTGCCGCAACCTGGTTCTTGACCTGTGTAGTTGTCAAGCCTGCACCAGTTCCTCCATTTCCGCTTTGAAGCGACGAAATCTGCTGCTGAATCTTTTGGATAGTTCCAACCTCCTTATCCTCGCGAAGAGTTATATCGTAGGTAGGAATCTTACCGTCATCTTCCTTGATTATAAGCTGATCGATAGAAATGGTCCCACCGATTCTAAGGTCAGTATCCTCAAACTCCATCAGATCGCCAGCTTTGAGCGTATCATGAAGGCTCTTAATGACTCCTGTATCATCTGCCTGTGCTTGGTCATGCTGCCTTGCCATGAAAAGCTCATCAACCTTTGGCTGGTATACATATCTTGTATAGTCGTTCTTATCAAGATACGCTATTGCGTACTTAAGGAGCTTCAGAGACGCAGCATTGACATACGAATCAGGAAGTGTGATGCCGGTAAGAACGAAATGGTCACCTTTCCTGATAGGATAGTCCTTGTATGGGAACCAAAGCTCAAGAGCATCGTCCTTGATTCGCTCGATAGTGAGCCTCCATCTCCCATCAACCTTGGTTGCGGATGCTACCTTGAACGTTCGGCCACCGCACATACCATCTTTCATGGAGATTGAGAAATCATCGTCCTTCAAGTCGTTAATATCGAAATCGACAGCCTTACTGAGGTAGATATCAACGTTCTTGACATTTTCGTTATCATTGAATCTGCCATCATCATCCGGAGATACACCCTCATCAATCTCATCAACACGCACGCCACCGATAACCATTTCTTCGATTGTAGGGTAGATTTCGATGATTCCATTTGTTTTATCGTCTGTATCAAAGAACTGCGATGCCGAACGGAGTCCAATCTGGTTGATATTAACAGAGTCGATATATGGCCTATGTGGATCTGTAGAGAATTTGTGTTGCTTCCCGGTAGGATTCACATACTTTTTATTTGTTTCCGTGAGCGAATTATAGAAGTCGCTCAGAGACACATGTGGAAAACCTGGCAACATAAGTCTGTTGATGGACATATTGTTCGGGAGATTCTCTGCATACTCCTTCATGGATGACGGAATGACCTTCTTGTTGAGACCAGACGTGATATACATCTTTGTATTTCCGGCCTTGACCTGCGCAATAAACGCATCAAGCTTCTCCTTTGATTCCTCATCTCCTGTGTCTGTCTGTGTTCCCTTCAGCTCAGAATAGAATCTACATTTTTTAGAGTCGTATGCCTGTGTTACATAACCGGTGATGACAGTCTGAAAATCGAACGTTACTTGAAGAACCCAACCAAAAGACTGCTCCTGTGACTCGCCGGAAACAACGTACTTTCTCTTATTCTTAAAATACGTCTCGATATAATCGATATCCAGTTCAAGCTCAACATTTGTGCTAGCTGTAACCACTTTCGTGATATTCGCCACGTACTTGACACCGAGGTCCGCATAGTAATGAGAAGGGAGATTCTTCTCCGAACCATAAGCTCTCAGTCTCGTAACGACACTCTGGTCGGAATCAGCGTTCTGAACAATCTCATAGAGTCCATTGCCGAGTCCATACTTGAAGATATGGTTTGCCTGTATTCCGGTAGTACCGACATATACGTTTCTTCCTCTGACGATGAAGTTTATGTCCCACTTCTCGTTCACAAGCGCAAGGGCCTGCCAACAGGTCTGTGAATCCACTGTGATAGACATCGATTCGATGACGTTATCGCTTGTTCCTTCGCCGTAAATTGACATCCACTCGCTTTCCAGGGCACCACGCTGCAAGGAACGCTCCATGTTCCTGGAGTAAATCTTCCAAAGACCCTTACCAATCTGCTCGTCGAGGTTCGCCTGAATCCTGTCGAGTAAATCATCCAGAGTCTGTACGTAGAATGGAAATTTCGGTAGGGCGGTGTAGTGGAGTTCGTTGTCATTCAATACCACATCGAGGAACTCAGCCCTAGAAAGCTCATCCTGCAATGCGTTGAACTTTACGCTGTCATAAACGAAGCCCTCACCGTAGGTGTCAGGTCTTGCCTGCTTATCTTTGCCAGGCTCGTAGTTGAGCTCAAACCGCTCGCCACGATAGACAATATAGTCGCCTATCTGGAAGTTGATAGGCACTTCATGCTTGAAATTGATAGTAACGAGGCACTCACCCATCCAAGAATCGGAGTATTCCAATCCATGAACGGTTATCTGCTCTCCGTTAACGTCTGTCAGCTTCGAGCCATCCTTATGATAAATATTCCAAGTACTCATGTGTCAGTATTATCCTAAATTTGAAATCCTGCCCTGTGCATCCATAATTGGTTTGATGTCAGTAACAGGGTCGTTAAACTTGAAAGTAATAGAGAGGGCTAGCAAGTCCTCGTTATCCGGATCCCTATATAGGTATGGATCAATATCCTTAAGTCTTACATGCTGTCTTCCGATTCTATTGAAGTCGCAATACATCTTCATCATGCCTGACTTGCGGATGTATTCAATAAAAGCCTTACATTTCTCGTTAGCGCCGAAAGCCTCGCCGTGGAACATAAACTTAACCCTATTCTCGTAGGCTGCCATATAAAGTCCATCCTTTCCGATATACTCGTCGTCACCATGCTCGTCGTGCCACTCCCTTTTCACAGGTTCCTTGACAGAATCGCAAGGCTTGAACGGGCTTTCGCTAACGTACATACCGAAGTCGGCGATGGAGTCCTTCACCTCGTTCCCATCGCCTTCCTTCTGCATGTATATCCTGAAATAATCTTTCATACCTTAAATCAACTTTTTATAATTGCAAATATACAAAATAATACATAAATATGCAAGTAATATGCGCATAAATATGCATTAATTGAACTTAAAGTCGTGTCTATCCCTAACATTGACTGGTCCAATAGCTTTCACGACTGTTCCTCCGTATTGGTAGACGAAGCACTTTGCGGTATCTTCACATTCAACATGAAGCTCTGCACCATCTAACAGATTGACAAACACCCTGGAGAATCCCTTAACCTTCAGGTAAAGTGAAGAGTTGTGCCTTACGTATATCTCTCCACTGTCCATCCAGTCATAGTTGATGCTTGCTACACACTCTCCATTGAGGATGACAATCTTTGGGTTTTGCAGGTCAACGTTCTCGTCAACATAAACACCATGATCGTGAATGACATCACCAAAGTGCTTCTTCATAACCTTGGTCGAAGGCCAGTTTCTTCCGATACAGAAGTCAATACCCTTAACAAACTTCTCGACCATCTCATGCTTGGATGAGTTGTCGTGCCACTCGGCGGTCCACTGAGCGCAAAGACCCAGTGAAACCGCCTCGTTCTTCATTCTGTCTGATAAATTTCTTTTTTCAAACATAATTATTTCATTTTTAAAGATTTCGTACCATTGATAACTCTGTTGAAGTTATCGTTCAACTCCGAGACAGTCTTATCGATTCTCTCTGCTGCATCTGCATTACGCAAGGTGTTTTGAGCAATCAGGTTAAGCTGAGTCAACTGAGACTTTGCAATCTCGCTCATCTCAGGAATGAACTTACCCTGCATTTCCCTTATCACAGAAACATCAAGTCGGACCGCATTGAGGTAGGATGCAAGAATATCAGCTGTTTCCTCGGTAATACCCTTAATCGAGTTGGTTGCAGAGGAACTTCCGTCCTCTCTCATATCCAATCCTTCGTTCTTTAAGGCATCAGCAAGACCGGTTATCTGAGGAACAACCTTATCTCCTATTTCATTAACCTGCTTCGCAAAATTAATCATGTCCGTTTCGTCGAGCTGTCCCTTTTTATCAAGAACGGACGTAAGCCATTCTAGAGGTTTTTCGAGCGCCTTTTCCATGATTTTCTGCGTAACGATATTCTTTACCACATCGCGAACCATTTCCTTGACCTTCTTCTTATAAGCATCTACAGCATCCTCACCTTTAGCCCATGCACTCACAATGGTGTCAGTAAGTGTGCTTGCCCAGCTCTTCATATCGATAGAGTAAACGTCTTTAAGAAAGTCCTGTGCGAACGTCTTGATCTGTAACTCCATCTCCTTGATTTGCTGGTCGTAGTCAGCAAGTTTATCCTTGTCCGTCTTTTTCTTGTCATCCTCGGCTTGCCTCTGCTTTCTCAACTCGTCTTCCTGAGCGTGGAGCAGGGCGAGTTGATCTGCGTATGCGGAAGGATTCGTCTCTGTCTTCATTACAGCATCGTAGGTCTCCTTGCTGTAGCGACTCAAGTTCTTGCCACCGAAGAAAGCCTTGCCCGTATCGGTCTTGGAATAAGCCTCCCAAGCCTTATAGTCATTCTTTACATCGTTGAGCTTTTTAGTTGTATCAGAAGACCTTTCGTAAGAATAGATTCCTCCAAGGGTCTTCTCGATGACAGAACTAATATTACTAGATAAGTTCTTTAACTCATTCAGCTGTCTCTCTGCAAGCTTTATCTGTCGGTCGAGCTTGGCATCATGAGCCTTTGCAAACGCCTTGATAGGTGAGGTAAATATACCAGTTACACCGGCAAGGATTCCACCAACGTTGCCGGACTCCGCGCTTGTTACCACCTTTGACAGTGAACTTGACATGCCAGAGAATGTCTCGAAGAACGCAGAAGCGTCCTGCCATCCATCAGACTCAGTGTCAGCTCCGAGAAGGGAAGCAGTCTCTTTGATGTCATTGAATGCTTCACTCATTCCCTGGACATTCTGGTCGATAATGCTTACTACGTTAGCAAACTTATCAAGAGATTCTTTCGCCTTTGTTCCATCCTTAAACAGAATCTCAGCAGCCTTCATCATAGCCTTTCCACTGGCAATCATACTATCACCGCGCTTGACGAAGTTTTCGTCTCCCATTTTGAGACCAAGTTCACGAACCTTCTTTCCTTCAGCAATTTTACTTGCTGCGATGGTCATCTGCTCGCTGGCATCAGAAATCTTCTGCTCGGCCATTCCCTTCAGACCACCATTGAGGAATGTCTTTCTTGGGTTCGTCAGCTTCGATAACTGCTCATCAAGCTGCTTGATTTCTTTGGCGTACTCTCTCGCATCGATAGCTCCGTTTTGCAGAGCCTCATTGATATTCTGCCTGATTCTTGCTCCGATAGCCTGAGCCTTATCCATGCCGAGAGAGACGATGGCTCCGTAGAAGTTGAGATAATCAGAAGAGTTTTTGAACTTGTCAAGTTTAACCTGACCAATCTCCTTGTCTCTCTGAATCTCATATCTCGCCTTGATACCATGATCATTCGTCTTGCTGATAAGTTCGTTGTATCTTTCCCTTATCTTCAAGATTTTATCCTCATAATCTTCTGTCTTCTCGATAATGTCGGCGGCATCCTGTAACGACTTGACGTAATTACCACGGAGGAGTTCTGTAATCTTCTTCCACTCTTCGTACTGATTTGGGAGCTTAAGCTTTGCTTTAGCTTCACCATCCGTCATTCCGAGAGAGTTCTGAAGGTTAAATACTTCATGGTAGTGAGCGTAATACTCGTCCATAAGAGATTTGGTTTTATCATCCATCTGGAATGCGTCAACCCATGCCGACTCAGCAAAGAATTTGCTACCAGTTTTTTCAAGAAGACTCTTATACAAATCCCAACGTTCTGACAGCTTGTTCATGGACTCATTGAAGTCAGCTGCCTTTCTCTCGTACTCCTTCTTGTCCTTCTCGTCGAAGAGCCACTCTGCAACCTCACGATAGATGGAAGTCTGGAACTTCTTTCTCTCGGTGGTGTTTATACTGAATCCTTCAAGGAGAGAATGGACAGCCTTCTGGTAGTCGTCAAGATTAAGACCGGTAACCTCTGGGAAGAGATTGTAAGTCTTCTTCTTTGCCTCTTCATCAGACATTATGCTCTTGTACTTCTGGTACATCTGCCTTGCTGACTTCAGGCTGCTGAGGCGTTCCTGTAAACGCTTGAGCTCTATATCTTCTTTGCGACCTGAATTCCTGTTTCTTCCTTTCGGAATCTTATTGGACTTTTTGTCTTGCGGATAGAATTTATAGCCGAGACCTTCCCATGCCGCCTGATTCAAGCTATTGTAGCTTTCCCAAGCCTCATCTCGAAGTGCCTTAGATATCTTGCCGCGTTTGAACTTGTTCTCGCGGTTCTTATACTCGTTGTACCTGTTCTGCAACTCTGTTTGCAGGTTATTATCCGTATTGTAGTCGGAAGTTTCGTCAAGATAAGAATCGAGCATAGTCGCCTGTGCTTCTACCCTCGCTTTACTCTTTCCTGTCTTTGATAAATTTCTGCGGACTCTTTGCTGCATAGGCGTCTTTGGTTTCTCGACCTTGCCGCCACCTGCTTTCTTTGGCTGTTTTGCACCAGCCTCCTGATAGAAGATAGACTTCAAGTACTCACGAATCTGAGGAACATTCACCTTGCACGCATCGAGCATTCTTTCTATCATGCTCGCAAAGCGTGAAGAATTCCTGTTGCACCACTTCGAGAAATCTACACCGAACAGGTTGAATGACTTCTTAAGGAAGTTAATGATTCTAGGAATATTCTTCTTAGCGATATCATTTATCTGATCACTAACCTTGTTTGCCCTTATTCCTATTTTGTAAATGCTATTTGCAATATCATTGCTTCCGTTACTTGACTTCAAAACGAAAGAATCCCAATTTGCGCCTCCTCTTTCTGCAAGAATACGAATCTTCTCATCGAGAGACATGGCTCTTTCCTCTGGCTTCAGGAACTGATTAGCAACGCTATCCATTCTCGACTTTGTATCTTCGTCAAGTCCAGATAAAAGCGTCTGGTACTTGATAACCGCCTCGTTGAGGTCTTCGACAGCATCCTCCATCGTGTCTGCAAAAGGATTACCGGAACCCCAACCACCTGAAGCTCCAAGTGCTCCAGCAACAACATCCGAGTCGTTTGCTTCCTGCTGTGAGTTGTCACGAGCGGCAACTATTCCCTTATTGAGAATATCATACTGCTCGTTAAGATTCTTCGCCCTTGTAATCTGATCTTCTATTGTCTGTGTGTAATCTCCGCTGTTTCGAAGAAGCTCTTTCATTGAGTTTACTCGCTGTTGTAAGTCCGCGCTGTTTGCCGGCTTCTCATTTGCGAGCTCATCCTCGTAGTTTTTCTTCTTGTTGTATGCAGAATCCCTGAAACCCTTCGCATTCTCAGAAATTCTATCCATATCACTGCTGTAGCTGGAGAATGTCTGAACAGCTAGACCGATTGCAAGTCCCCACCAGCCGCCAAGCATCGTAAAGAGAGACTTAATTCCTCCACCTATCTTAGAGATACCCATATTCATTACGGCGGCAAATCGTGTTCCTCCGAGTATAATCTGCTCCTGTCTTGCTGTAATCTGCCCCATCACGGCAAGCTGTCTGATAAGTTCTTTTGTAACAAGACCTTCCTTGACAGCTTTCTGCATCTGAAGAACAGACATCTTCCCTTCAAGTGCAAGACGAGACATAGCATTCGCCCTTGAAGCGGTATCAGACAGCAAGTATGCCCTTGCCTGTACATTCTGCAACGCCTTCTGTTGAGTAATCTTACCTTCTGTGACAAGTTGCTGCTGTTCGATAGCGTAAGTCCTCAGCTGAGCATTCATCTGCTGAGTGTAGTTCTTGTTTATTGAGCCCAATCCGAGCTTACTGGAAGCCATCAGTCCAAGTTTCCTTGCAGCAAATATAGCTCCGAAAGAAAGCATAGCAGGGGATAGTTTATCAAGAGCTAATACTAAGTCTGTTACTCGGTTGATAATAAACGAGAACGTACCGCCTATGACATTCTTTCCTTCTGCAAATTTACCGAGCATAATATCCCACGCGTCGATAAGCTTATTCCAGCGACCAAGCAGTGTTTCGGACAACACGAGCTGCATATTGTAGAACTGGCCACCCTCATCAGTCATTTTCCACAGTACCTTCTGAACATCCTCGAAGCTTACCTGCCTTCCAGATATCATCTTCTTAACGTCCGCCTGGGTATAGTTCTTGCGGCCATTCTTTCCTTCTGAGTTGTAAAGTTCGGTTATCTTCTGCAAGAGTGGAAGTCCGGCGTAAGCAAACTGGCGCAACTCCTTACCATCGAGCCAAGAACGAGCCTTTACCTGGCCAAATGCAAGACCCAATCGACCGAAGTCTACGCCAAGACCAGATGCTATATCCGCAAGTCGCTTTGTGGTATCATACAAGTCATTCGCCTCAACTCCGAATGCTGCCAACTGCTTGACATCTCGATTCAGTTCTCCAAATTTAAATGGAGACTGCAACGCAAGCTGCTGTGTCTGAGCGAACAGCTCGTCAGCCTTCTGTACATCACCAAGTATGGAGCGTAACGCAACATGCTGCTGAACAATCTCACCACCGGTCTGTACGATTGAATTAAAGAATTGCTGCGCTCCAAAGACAATGCCTCCCTGTAAGAAGAGAGACTTGATGTCTCCGACTATGGATTGCATCTTCTTCGCTTCAGCGTTTGCTCCGGCGAATGCTGCTGCAAGGTCGTTTCGTGCCTTTGCAGCCGTTCTCGTTATCTCTTCTTGATGTTTTCGCTCAAGGTTTATCGCTTCCTGTTTTTGATCAATTACAGTTCGCATACTGTTTATCAGTGGAGTATATTCGCTTGTTCCTCTGCCTATAGAGAATAAATCTTTGATAGAATAACTACCAAGATTATTCATCGCACTGCGCAATGTATTAAGCTCTTGCGTAATTTGCGAGAATGCCTGTTGAAGTTGCATTAACTCTTGCGTACTTAATACATTCTTTCCACTTCCAAATAAACCTTGGATCTGTTGTCTTTGTGCTTCGAGTTCCTTAACTCTATCACGTACAAGGGATTCTGCCTGTTTTCTAGATATTGAAATTGCTTCTCTTCTAGCCTGGTTAGTTCGCTCCGTCGCTTCTCTTAGCCTATTTTCGGCAGCAATCATTTCTTCATTACGGCGTACGATAGCATTTCGCAACTCAGCGAGTTCTCTTTCCCTGACAGCTAACTCCTGTGCAGCCTGCGCTTCATTTTTCATCGCAACAAAGGTACCGTGCTCGGTTGACTGTCTGTCTCGCTCCAAAATCGCGGATTTCAGTTGCTGCATTTCCCTGTAACGCTCATTAAGTTCCTGCGCCTGTTTCGATTCGTTAACAAGCGTCACGAAAGCACCTTGAGCTTCCATTTCCTTGTCGCGTCTTAAGATATCTTCTTTTAACTTGGCAAGTTCATTGTATCTATTTGTTAAATCAAGTGCAGCCTGCGCTTCATTTTTCATCGCAACAAAGGTACCGTGCTCGGATTGTTCCTTGTCTCTACGAAGAATGTCTGCTTTTAGTTCCGATAACTCCTTCAGTCTTTTGCTGAGATTTGCAGTTTCCTGAGCCTGAATGCCCATTTGGGCCGCTATATTTTTAAAATCCTCAGCGATTTCTTTGCTATTCTCTCTATTAAAGTTCTTAAATAACTTCTCAGCAGACTTTCTTCCGGACTCAGTTTTTAGATCCAACTCCGAAAGTGCTTCTGAAATTTCTTTCAGTTTTGACCTAACATTGCTGTCTTTAATGTTTAAGTCAAACCACAAGTCACCTAAATTTCCACCTGCCATATCCTGAATATTTTAAAATTAGAGTTTATTGTTTAAGTAACCGACAAGATTTATTTTCTCGCCGACAAGACTTCCTTCTTTCTTCTTTTTCTCCATCCACCTGTCGTAGAGGTCATCCATCTCCTTCTTGGTATGCTTCTTCGGACCGCCTTCCTTCTTGGTCTTTGGATAGACGACAAGAGGCTGGTCTGCAACCATGAGATCAATCTGTGCCGACGAATAGCCCCACCAGTAGTCGTAGGCTGCGATGAAGTACTTACGCTGAAAGAGGAAACCGAACTTCTCAGCTAAAGAGAAGGCTGCTCCCCAGCTGGTTCTGCTTGGATAGCTTTTGCTTCGCTCCTCGTCATCGTCATCATCACTTCGGTCATCCCGGTCGCTAATATGGTAGCCAGTGAGAATGCGTTCGATGGAATTTTTTTTTTAGAAACATCGAGGACTCTCAGAACCTCGGCCACATCCACATCCTTGATGTAGTAGAGCCAGCGCCAGTAGATCCAATATAGAAATCGAATCTTCCAGATGTTGTTGAGGAGAATGCAGACGCAAATCTTGACGTTGCGCTTCCATTCGTTCTTCTCCTTTGACCTGATGTGGGAACACCTGCTCATGGTTCCCTTGCGAAGCCAGCCGAGCTTGTGCTTCTTTCCACGGAACACGAACTCGGTAGGCTCGTCGTGCAGTACGCTGTCGAGTAACTCCTGTAAGTCCACCGAAGGCTGCTCAATTTTCTTTTCTTCTGCCATGATTGTATGCTATTAAATGAAGAAGGGCGGCACGGCTGTTGATTAGCCTGCCGCCCAACGGTTTGTTATCCTGAATCTAATTACCTAAAGAAGCCTTACACGTCGCCAGTTGTTGTGTCCTTAGTAAGCCAAGCGATACTGCGCTTACCTGCACCCTCGATAGAGCCGGAGAACTTGAATGCAACCGGCTCTGTACCTGAGTTGTCCCACTGCAAGGTAGCGTAGAGAGCGATATTGGTGATAACCATGAGGTTCTCCTTCTCGTCGTCAACGATAACGATAGTGCCCTTGATCTTGAACTTCTTAGGCTCTACAGCGATACCTGTAAAGCCGGTAGTAGCGTCGAGGGTAGCGTCACCTGTACCCTTCAGAGTAACCTTTGTCAGCTCTGTGATAGCATCCTCGCCGAACATAATTGTCAGCAAGTCCTTTGCCTTTGAAGGAACAACGAACTCTACATTGAAGTCGCCGAGCTCTGCGGTAGTTGCCCAGTCACCAGCAAGACCGATAACCTTGTAGTGGTTGATGGTTGGGTCATCCATAGTCGCCTTCAGCGAGTCAACGGTAACCGGAAGCTCGACCTCTGGGGTGATGTCAACTGTAGCCTTGCTCAAATCGGTAATAGCCTTTGAGTAGAGCAGAGTCTTAGGACCATTGAAAATGTCCTTCATCTTGTCAATAGTTGTCATAGCCATAATCTAAAATATTTTAAATTGTTATACCTGAATACTTATCTAGTACGTAACCTTCCCTGTATGATTGTCACGGAAAAACCTGCGCCGTCGTCAGCCTGGATAGCAACGTTCGGTCTAGTAACGATGATGTTGTCTGTAGAAATCGGGAATCTTTCGAGGACCGCCTTGACTTTCTTATCCATTTCCGCAGGACTGAAACCATTCGGATTCGCCGAGGAGGCCTTATCTCTTACATACACCTCTATCTGGATAGTGGTAGTATAGTAGTTGTAGGAGCCATCGTAGTTCATCTCGTTGTTCCTGATTGTGTACGGAGCACTTACGACGATGTAGCTACCTATTTTGGTATCCACAGCCTTAGGACGATTCCTGGGGTACACCTTGTCACATATACCCTTTACGGCGTTTCCTAAGTCGAAATATATCTGCTTGATATCTACCATAGCTTACAGTTTGTTAAAAGTTGAACTATTGGCGTACACTACGCAGGCATCGAACATATCTGGAAGAGACTCGTATGTGTTGTAAACTGTCTCGAAAATGCGGTTCTCCTTATCGAATACTGCATATTCAACAGGACATATCGCAACGAGCGCCCAGTCCTTTCCTGATGATTTGACTTTTCCGATACGTCCGTATATAAGGTTAGGACCCCATTGGTGACCACCACCGACTTTACCGGTATAGCCTTTGTTTTCACCTCCGTCGTAGTAGAACGGGAGATTATATTTTTCTCCCTCCGCCAGGGTTACTCTCGTTGGTGCTTTTTCACCCTTCGAGGCACGCACCATGTAAACGAGCTTTCCTTTGTAATACACTGCTGCATAGAACGAAGTATATGCGTTACCGGTGATGTTGTAGAACGTCCTGTTCTCTTTGAAATAGTTGACAGTTCTATGAGCAAGCTCCTGCATAATAGCAAGCATCTTGTCATACGCCAGCTTTTCAACCCTTGGCTTAATCTGATGCTCGAACTGCGCTCCGAGCGACAGACGTTTTCCGCTAAAGTATTTTGCCATAACCTAAACCCTAGTGAGATTCCAGTAAACGACAGTCCTGTTATTATCCGGCTCGCAGTCCTTAACCATACCTACCTCGGTGTTGTTGCCGACAGTGGAGTAGATGGTGTCGCCGTCAAGAGGACATCTTTCAGCATCCCATTCGTCATATCTGACCGGAATCGATGCCTTCCTCTTGTTCTGGTCGACATTCTTGTCTCCCTCTGTAGTGGTATCGGTGTAGCTGCGGCCTTCGCCATAGTAGAGAATGATTTCCTTGTCCTCACCAACTGGAGCATCATCATCGGCAAACGGGTCATCAGGGTCGGCTTTTCCGACGACCTTCCTCACGATCTTTATGATGTGAGGGTATCTTGGGTTTCTGATGTTTTCCTTTTCCATACGCCTTATTTGATGATGTGAGGGAGAGGTTCTCCCCAAGGAGAATAATTCGCCCTCTTTACTCCGTGGGAGGTCACCCGGAAGGTGGACTTCTTCTTGAGCATCGAATCAGGCTCCAGCTCCGCATAGATAGCGTTGGCCTCTGCCTTCATCTCGCTCCTGTCGTTATCCGACATGTCATAGCCACCTCCCGAATGAGTCCATCCGTTATCGGAATCGGAGGTGTTGTTCACCTTGCTCGGACCAAGAACAAACCATTTCAGCATGTCGGCATAGGCAAGTCTCACCTTGTCCTTGTCGCAGGCTTCGAGGTCGATGCCATTTTCAAGCTCCCTGTCGTGCATGATGCCCAACAGAGCCTTCATCGGCATCTCGAACTTCACCTTATTAATAAGGTAGTCGTTCACAGTGTAAATGTTCATCTCCGAATCCATAGTCATACAATCTAGTTACGTTAAAGAATTAACCCTTCTGGGTGATGTCGATAATCCAACGGTAAGGAGCATCGAGCATAGCAGGAACAGAAGCGAGGAACAAGTCTGTCTTGAACTCCTGGAACATACCGTTTGCGGTAACCATGTTACGGAGCAGACCGAGACCGTTGTTTGTCTGTGCCCAAGCTACATCCACGAGCTTATTGCCGAGAGTATCGAAGATTCGCTTGTCGAGAATCTCCTTGCGCATGAAACACAATGGCTTACCAGCAGGGCGAAGAACGACTGTTCCGTCTGCCCAACCACGAATCTCGGTAACTGTTCCGTCGAAGCGCTTGTTGTGCTCAACCTCATCGACAATCTCGATAGGAGAAAGGCCATTGAGATCAACAACAGACTTCAGGAACATTGCGTTGTTCGGACCGTAGTTCTGCAATACTGCCACAAAGTTAGCGTTCGCCCAGCTCTTGTACAGCTCGGCAATCTGCTTGTTCTTCAAGAATACGTTGTTGTAGTCGTTCTTGGTCATCTGCCATACGAGAGGTACACTTCGGTACTCAATATGACTGTTGCGCCAATCCTCCTCAAACTTACGCATCTGTTCGAGCAAGTCGCAGTTCGCGTCATTCCAAGCAAGCTTACCTGCCTTCTTGAAGTTCTCAGCTGGAACCTTTGCGTCATACAGAGGCTCCTGGATACCGCGACCGATCTTGTCGTAGTCGATAACACCCTTAGAACTCAACTGTGCTGACATGTAGGTCATGGTCATGTCAAGAGAGTCATACAATACCTGAACCTTGTCGAGATAAGCATCAACCAGGTCTGCATCGTTGCCGAACTCATCCTGGAGAAGCTGCATCTTGTGATAACGCTCTGTCGCAGTCTCACGGAAGCCGTCAGCAGCGAAGTCTGGGATTGAAGCGGTATACCACTCAATACCCTCGTGGTCGTTCTGATAGCCCTCGCCGAGAGGAGCACGGAGGTTCATCAAGGTTGCAGGGTTCAAAGTGCGAAGACGAACCTTGAAGGTTGCGTCGCCATTATTAGATGTAGGGGTGAGGTTTGGATCAATGTCACCCTGTGTCAGATACCAGCCGTTGTTACAGCGCAATACGCCGTCACGATTGACGAACTTCTGAAGGTAAGTATTGTTACCCTTACCAGTGAAGAACTTCGCAAGCTGCTCGACACCAATATCAATTTTTGCCATAATCCTGAATCAATCTTTTTACGTTAGACAATAGGTTAAATGTGCCAGAACTCTGGGTAGAGTGACTTGTTCATCGCCTTAACGGCAGGAGGAACAGGACCCATGCGGTCAAGCCACATAACGCAGTCTGGATTCAACATACAGAAGTTGTTGTTGTTGCGAGGCTGATGATACTTGTCTCCACCGGCATTGAAATAAGGAAAATCGTTGTCGCTCGGAGCAAAGCAGTTAGGGTTAGTCACCATCGGCAATACAGAAGCACCTGCGCTAGCAGCCTCAACCAATACGTCACCGACCTTCAATGCGCCGAGAGCAGCAGAGAGAGTAAGCTTCCAAACATCACCTGCGGTGTCGTCGGTAGTAGCCTCAACAGCAGAAACAGTCACACCCTTTGCCTTAGTCTTGAAGTCCTTCTGGCCGATCATGATGTTGTCGCCTGGGAATGGAATGTGAACGAATCCGTTGCGAACGATGTAGATTTCTGTATCGGTCTCAGCGGTTGTAGCCTTTGCTACACCGTAAGCCTTCAGAATCTTGAATGTTGCGCCAGGACCGTCGTTGCCAGCTGTAAAACCAAGGTCGTGCTCAATCAAGTCACCGGCATAAATCTTAGCCTGACCCTTGAACGGATTGACGAGCTTGCCACCAATAGGTGGGTGAACGAAGGCATTCTTAATGAGTGCCTCAAGACCGGCAAACACATATCGGGTTCCGCCGACCTTACCTTCTGTCTGAATGATGGTCGCACCGTGGTTCAGCATACCACTAGTACCCATCTGTTCCATGTAGGAAATAGAAGTGTTGTCCATAATCTTTTTACCTTTTTAAAATTGTTATCCTGAAATTACTTCTTGTCTCCACCGCCGAATCTCTTCTTTCGACGCTCGGCCACTTCTTCCATAAACTTGTCATCATCTGTGGACGTGCCTCCGCTAGGCGTTCGACTGCCTTTTACAGGAATACCGTTTTCACCGGTAGCTTCCTTGTACTCTGCGGTGTAGATTTTTTCAGCCTTAGAAACCAGGTCGTCGATGTCGACATCTTCGTCCGGAATCTCCAGCTTTGCGATTGCAGCATTGAGGAAGTAGTTCTTCATTTCAAGGTTTGCCTTGTCGAACTTATCCTTCAAACCTGCCTTTACTGACTCGATGGTTGCCTTCCTTGCAGCCTTCTTGTCTCTTTCTGCGTTAGCTTCCTTGAGGGCTTTTATTTCTTTGAGAAGCTCGTTGTATTTGTCGTCAGGATCGTCATCCTTGCCAGCCTCCTTACGCTTGCGCTCCTCTTCCTCTTCCTTCTTCTTGCGTTCAGCTTCCTCCTTGCTCTTCTTTACCTCGTCAGAGATATTCTTGTGCAAGTTGCCGTTGATACGCTTCAGACGGTTTGCTAACCTGGTAACCAACTTGGAATTTGCTTCCTCGTCATCACCGAAATCTTCCAAAACATCATCAAGTTCCTCATTGATGGTCTTTTGGCTAAGTTCTTTGAACTTGGTGGTATCAACCTCCTTGTTCACCAATGCTAAGAGTTCCTCTCTTGTCATGTTGTTTGTTGATTTAAAATGTTATCCCGAAAGTGGTCCCTCCACCTCGAAAACGTATAAATATACCTTTTATTTTGCAAATATATGAATAAATATGCAATTATCAAAGAAAAATTGTATATTTTTGCAGTATTAAATGTATATTTATGCAGAAAGATGTATTTTCAGGATTAAAATTGGATAACGGAGAGCCTATTTACACTCAAGAGTATATCCAATCATTAAGAGATGCCGACAAGAAGCATCCCGACAAGCTGAAGATTATAGCTCAGCGTGGCGGTCAGGAACGCATGCTGTCTATAGACGCTGATATTAAGATAGTTGGCGGCTCGCGAGGCGGCTCTAAATCGTTCTCGTCCCTAATGGAAGTTCTGAAGGATATTAAAAATCCAGATTTTCATGCAACAATTCTTCGTAACGAAAAAGACGACTTACAGTCCTTAGTGACAGACTCTTATAAATTGTTCTCCCAATTTGGAACTTACAATAAGTCACAAAATGATATGACCTGGAACTTCGATAACGGAGGATGGCTCAAATTCTCGTACTATGCTGGAGCCTATCAGGACTTCAAGACACGATTCCAGGGGCGCCAGTATGCCTATGTTTGCATCGATGAGGGTACTCAGTGTCCATACAAGAAGTTCAAGTACCTCTTGACCAACAACCGAAATGCAGCGCATATCCGAAACCGATTCTGGATTACCTGTAACCCGGACCCGGAATCTTGGGTGAGAAAGTTCATTGACTGGTGGGTTGACGAGAACGGCTACATCATACCGGAACGGGACGGAGTTATACGATACTGTTTCATGGACGGCGATACGCCTGACTCAATCTACTGGGGTAACACGAGAGAAGAGGTGTACGAGCAGTGCAAGGGCATTATCGATAGCCTTTGGAAGGACAGCTATGAGGAACTTGGTTATACAAAGCTCGAAATGTTCATCAAGTCGGCAACATTCGTTCGCGCTGACGTATCAGAGAACATTAAGCTTATCTCTACCGATGCCTCATATCTCGCTAACCTTGCCCAGCAGGACGAGGAACAGCGTATGCGAGACCTGGAAGCTAACTGGAACTGGAAAGCTGCCGGAGATGACATGATCAAGATGGAAGACCTTGATGAAATCTACGACAATGCAGAACAGATAGGAGATGGAAAACGCAGAGCTTCTGCCGATATTGCTTTCACCGGCGGCGATAACTTCGTGATGTGGCTCTGGGAAGGATGGCACTGCAAAGACTTGGTTGTTCTGAGGCTGGACCCAAAGACTCTTGTTTCGGTAGTTGAGGCTAAGCTGAGAGAGTGGGGTGTAGAAGAATGCAACTTCACTTACGATATGCAGGGCATCGGTCAGTACTTTAAGGGATTTTTCAAAGATGCCGTCCCATTCAACAACCAGGCAGCACCTATCGCAAGGAATCATCAGGAAGAAGAAGGAATCAAATACCTATATAAGGATTTGAAGTCTCAGTGCGCATGGTTATTCTATAAGATGATAAAAGAGAAGAAGATTTCCATCGACTCGGCCCTGCTTGAAAGAAAGTATTCAGGAAACGGATTTGACAAGGTTCCTCTCAGACAGATTCTTCAGAAGGAGCGTAAGATGCTCAGACGTGACGAGAATAGCGATGATAGGGGATTCAAGCTATTACCTAAGAAGATTGCCAAGAAATATGTCGGGCACTCGCCTGACTTCTTTGAATCTTGGTTCTACGTAATGATATTCAGTTTAACAAAAAAGAAAAATAAAAAGGTAAAAGGATTATGGATGCTATCAAGGTAAATAATGTAAGGGAGCTGCTCGTAAGGAAGCCATTCTACGAGCTTACTCCTGCGGGATACATGAAGCACTCGGCTGTAAGCGACGTTGTTCCTGACTATTACGACGGAACGATGCCAGACGACACCATGTATCGCCGCATCAAGACGCAGGCAGACTTCCTGCGTGAGTATTATCCATCCGCCCATAGGATTATGGATGAGAAGGAATACCCGGACATCTGGAAGCTGAACCCTGAGAATAACAGGTGGTACTGCCAGAAGATTCAGCGCACAGCCTTTGCGTTCCAGCAGCTCATCCACACGAAGCATTTGCTGCACTTGACTGGCAACGATGTTCAGTTCGAGCTTGCTGATGGTGATGACTACGAGAACGAGAAGAAGGTAGAGGAGAATCAGAAGACCCTCGATGTATTCAAGAAGGGCTGGCTTATGCACGATATGGAGATTCGCTTCTTTGAAGCTGTAAGTGCGTATCTGAAGGTTGCAGAATGTGCAATCGTCGGTTTCTTCGATGAAAAGAAGAAATTCTGCACACGAACACTCTCTTATGATAGAGGAGATATCCTGTACCCTCACGTCGATTCACTCACGGGCGATCTCCTGTGCTTTGCCAGGAAGTACTACGACTACGACGATGAGGGCAACGAGAAGACCGAATATGTCGAGGCTTGGGATAACCGCAAGTTCTACCGCTTCAAGAAGGCTGTCAAGTCTGGAAAGGTGAAAGAGGTAATGACGAAGATTGCTAGGATTTTCGGAATTGACGACTACACCCTCATTGAAGAGAAGGACCACGGCTTCCAGTTCGTACCGGTAGCCTATGCACGTAACGACAACGGACCTTGCTGGTTTATGGTTCAGAAGAACATCGAGGACTACGAGGAGGCATTCTCATATCTCTGCGAGAACAACAAGGCATACGCTTTCCCTATTCTTACACTCACAGGTGATGGCGAGGATATTTCTATAACTGGAGATGATATGACCGGCTCTGCGAAGACCATCATGATTACCGACACTAATGGCAAGGCTGAGTTCTTGAATGGCACGGATGCCTCTGATGCCTTCGCAACGCAGCTCAACAAGTCGTACGACCTCATCTATGAGCTGTCGTTCACCGTGAAGCCACCTGAGCTGAAGTCTGGTGATCTCCCGGGTGTAGCCATCAAGCTTCTCTATTCTCCTGCACTGGAGGTTGCAATGAACGATGCACAGGAGTTACAGCCATTCCTGGATAAGATTCTCCGCATCTGTCAGTTCGGTATCGGTACTGAGGAAAACTGCGTCGCTACAATGTCTGGGCTTCCAATCAACGCGTGGATAAGTCCGTATGTTCATAGTAACAAAACCGAACAAATTACAAATATTGCCACTGCGGTTCAGAACGGATTCCTCTCTAAGCAGACGGCTTCTGAACGCTGTCCTGACTTCCCTAAAACTGCCGAGTATGAGCGTATCATGCGCGAAAAGAAAGAGGAAGACCAGCAAGACCTCCTTATGGATATGCAGCGTGCGGATAACGAAACTCAAAATGCAATCGAGGAGCAGAAAGCTACTGCGAATATTCAGAGTGGAGGTAGTGGAAACGTACGTACGGGTCGCGGAGCTGGACGCCCAAATAAGTCAGGAACCAAATGGGACGAGAATCGGAACGCCCCGAATGAGAACAACTGGCAGCACTACAACCAAACCCATTAATAGCCTATGGATGAGTTAAAACGTTCTGTCGATTACAGCAGGAAACGCTTGCAGGCAATCCGAAACTGCGAGAGCCACATATCAGATATTCTCTGGAAATCGACACAGAAAATAATTGCCGCAAGTAAGCGATACAGAGGTGCGGGCAGGCTCACAAACGAGTCAGCCCTGCTCTCTTACGCCAAGAATGTTACTGCTGAGGCAGAGGAGAGTATCAACAGCTACATCTCTGCTTATTCTAAGGCTTCATGCAAGATTCTCGGGATTGACAACGAGAACATAGAATCGTTTCTCGTCAGCGACATCTACGGAAAGACGACATCCGAAAGAAACGCCGTCTATCTCGGAAACTTTGCGGAAGACATCGTGAGAATGATTAAGGCAGGAACTCTGATGGGATATTCAGAACAGCAGCTACTATCTTCCATTCGAACCGGCTACAAGGACCCATATCACACATCAGTCATCACCAAGGCGAAGAGAAAGGACATCAACATCGATGTTCCTTCTTACGGAAAGGGCTACTACAAGAACGCCTATCAGAATATCGTAAGAAATGCTTCTCAAGTGATTGCTTTGGCGTGGGGACAGGCAGAGCAGGAGTATGGGCAGGAGAGCGGAGCGATAGGATATTACGTTCATAGAGGAAGTAGCTACGACTGCCCGGTATGTGATGCCCTATGTGGGTATATACATTCATTAGATACAATGGTTATTCCTAGTCATATATCGTGCAAATGTAGAGTTGAGTTCGCTTTTCGCAGGAAATAACGGAAATACTGCATGAATATGCGGTAAAGCGCATAAATATGCAGTATTTTTCGTATATTTGCATTGGGATAGGTTGGAGTAGCTACCAACTGATAAGGCTAACTCAGTGGGCCTTCCCTTTCTTTTAATCACTGAGGTAACTTTTAAATTCACTGAGGATGGATAACAGTATTGAAATTTGGAAAGACATTGAAGGATACGAAGGATTGTATCAAGTAAGCAATCAAGGGAGAGTTAAGTCTCTTAACCGAAAAGTAGCTAATGCTATGTTTTCTGTAAAAGAGCATATCGTTAAAGAGGCAGATAATGGACGTGGATATAAGTTTGTTTCTTTATGGGCAAACAATAAAGAGAAAAAATATTATATTCATAGGCTTGTCGCTTTGGCATTTATTCCAAATCCTAATGGTTATAAATACATAAATCACAAGGACGAGGACAAGTCGAACAATCACGTCTCTAATCTTGAGTGGTGTACAGCAAAATACAACTGTAATTACGGGAATCATAAAAAGAAGCTGAGAGAATCATATATTGCAAACGGAAACAACCGACCTATTGATGTTTATGATATGTCTGGACGCTTCATAAAGACTTATGATTGTAGTAACGAAGTATGTAAGGAACTTGGAATAGGAAGAAGAGTACTCTATCTATCATGTCAAGGTGTAACAAAGAGCTGTAAAGGCTATCGTTTCGCCTTTCACGGAGAACCTCTAAAGAGTTACGAAAAATGTAAAGGTCCTTTAAAAGTAGTGCATGTGTTCAAATACGACTCCGAAGGATACTTGGTTTCCTGGTATAATTCTATTAGGGATGCAGAGCGAGATAATGGAATGGGGCGTGGCTACTTAAGAATACACAATATAAAGCACAACGGAAACATTATCAAGGATGGCTTCCGCTTTGTGTTAGCGGTACAATAACTGGCATTGCGTGTAAATTTTACACTGTATTTGCATTCAAGGATAATAAAAAGAAATGATATGATAAATTCTGAATTAAATTTTACTTTAGAAGAAATTCTTCCGAAGTTCCCTAAAGAATTCCAGGAGAAGATAAAGCACTCTGTAGAGCTGCTGAGAAAGGCGGAGAAGCTTGCGCTGGCATACTCGCCTAACGAAGGCTTCTATCTATCGTTCAGTTCAGGCAAGGATAGTCAGTGTCTTTATCACATTGCCAAGATTGCAGGTGTGAAGTTCAAGGCCCACATGGGTCTTACGTCCGTCGATCCACCAAAAGTAATCAAGTTCTGCCGCGAGCAGTATCCTGACGTAGATATGATAAAACCAAAAATCAGCATCTACAATCAGGCCCGTAAGGAAGGCATGCTCCCTACAAGACTGATACGATGGTGCTGTCGAGTCTATAAAGAAGGTATTGGCGCGGGCAATGTTGTTCTCATCGGAATCCGTCACGCAGAAAGCAGGCAGCGTTCGGGTAGGAGCGAGGTCGAGATTACCAACCATAAGTACAGCGGCTCTCTTGAAGGCCTTGACGAGTTCCGTGATAAAAGGAACGGTCAGAAGCGTGGCCGTCCAACCCGGTGGGGCATCCACGAGATTAACATCACCAATGCCAGTGATGAGCGTACCATCGGCTGCATCCGAGGCTACGAATCGCTTCTCATCTCTCCAATCATAGAGTGGACCGATGATGAGGTATGGCTATTCTTGAATACACTCGGTATTAAGCATTGCAAGCTGTACGACGAGGGCTACTATAGGATTGGCTGCCTGTGCTGCCCTATGCACAACTATAAGCAGAAACTCGCCGACTGCAAACGATATCCGCATATCTATAATAGTTGGATTAAGGCCATCAAGGATATCCAGGCTAGCGGAAGGATGATAGACGAAGGATTGTCGCCAGAAGAGGTGTTCGACTATTGGATATACGTCAAGTCTATCAATGTATGGAGGGAACACCGCAGGCAGCAAACGTTGAACTTTTAAATATCAAGATTATGATTGAAGAAACAAAAGGATACACGTTATCCGTCGATACGTACAAGAAGGCGAAGGCTCTTAAGATGAAAGACCCTCGCTATTACATCTACGCAAGCCTCCGTGGCTCAGGTATGCCAATGAGGGATTGTTGGGCAATCGCCTTTCAGGGAGAAGGATTCAACTGGGAGAAGTCTTTTCTTGAAGGAGAGATGAACAAGCTCGAAGCCCAAGAGTCCGTTCAGAAGAGAATCGCAGAGGTGCAAGGCAAGAAAGCGAAGAACGAGGACGCTGAAGAGCTTTCTCCTGAAGAGTTAGCGAAAGCTACCTCCAAGGAGCAAATTCTCAAAGACCTGGTATTGGCTCAGCGAAAAGCCAAGTATGGATCACCTGAGTGGCTCAAGATAGTTGCATCCATCGCCGACTATAACAAGATTAAGCAGGACGAGATTGATACGGAAAACAATGTGGTCCATTACTACATTCCTCTGTCGATGCCAAGATGCTGCGAGGACTGTATTATCTTCAAAAATGGCCAGGCGACCTTTCAAAAGAAGAAGAAATAGTTAAATTCGTGTTAAAGTAATTTTGTTTTACTAGAATTTCTGCAAAACCAAGTACCTTTGCAACAGATTAATGTTCACAGGTTCTTTCTGCTGAGCATAATTCTAAAATTGGTTAACAAAGAGGGGCAGCGTCTTCACAGATGCTGCCCCTCAACTTTTATATATATAAAGTAGAAGAAAAATATAAATTCAATCAGGAATACTTCTCTCCGGTAACCTTTTCGAGTATCGCCTGGACCCTATCATCAAGATAAGATTCATTAAACGTAGGAAGAACGCCGTATGGCGGCAGTTTCTTCGTCTCTGCGGCCACCAAAATGAATTGGAGCGCAAGTACCAGGGAAGTGTGGTCTTGAACGACCTCAAGCAATTTATCACTCATCCTTGCCTCCTTCCTTCTTAATCTGCTCTGCCATCTCAAGAATAGTCTCGGCGTGTTTGTCTCGGTCGATGACTTCCTGCACGGCCTCATCGCTCTCCTTGCGAAGCTGCTCTTCAGTCTTGCCCTTGTCAGCAGCAGCATTCAGTCTCGCAGACTCACGGGCAAGGTATTCGTCACGGAGCTTCAGCTTACCTGCCGTATATTCTGCATCGCCAGGCAACGATGTATCCGCATACAGAAGCTGGGCAAATGCCTCGATGATGTTTCCATCGTCCTTGGAGAACTCATAATGGTCTCCTACAGCCACAGAAACACATTCATCGAGCGCAGCGTACATTGATGTACCGATAGAGTACTCGATTCCCCATGTGCCGGCAATGTTCGCAATCTTGATGAAAGGCAGCGAACCTCTCTGTAAATGCTTCTTGATCTCAGCAGGGATATCCTCTCTGAGTGAAGCAACTTCTTTCTTAGACAAGCTCTTGCTGAACTTCAGTACAGTGAAGTGTCTTGTCTTGATAGTCTTTCCAAATGGTAATGCCATGATAACAATATTTTAAAGTTCAACTTTTATTTCCTTATACTCGAAATCTGTGCAAGATGGATTCTCTTCTGAAGCGAACTTCTTCTCGGTAGGGTGGCAACACTTGCCATCCTTAAAGAAGAAACAATCCTTGCAAGTGTAATCAGTCTGTCCCATGTTCCTTACGTTTTTGATATTCCATCAATGTCAAGATACAATAGTTAGCGCAATCCAATAGAGCATCTTCCAACGGCTCGTTAGCAACTTGCGCTTCATTATCCTTCAACGTCTTGATACGATTCACTTTCTCTCGTATCTTTCCGTAGCCGTAGTTGATACCAAGCTCATCATACATTTCGGAAAAAGCATTCCCATAATCGTGATTCTTACGCTTGTAGGTATCGCTCATCTTGTCGGTGATAGCTTTGAAAGCTTTGCAATCTTCATTTGACAGCTCATCGTTATTCTTGTATTGTGGAATATTAAACTTGCCAAGATAACGACTCATAAAGTTTCTTTTGTTTCCACCACGACTACCACCAACAAAAGCATAATTTGCTATCCAATCATTTTTGGGTACTACTGTACTTATAACACCAACAGGAAGTTCCAATCCTCTGGTTGCATGCTTATTTTTATTTTCGCTTGCAATTACAGAATCTTTCCATTCATCCATCAGCTTTTCTGCGTATTCGGGATATAAGCCATTCTTCTGCAAAATATCTAAATCTACGCGTACATTAGTAATGTCACGAACTTCACAATAAACACGGTCATCTTTAACAGACTTTACACGAAAAACATCTGTAGGTCTAATCAGTGACATGCAGCATCCTTTCCTTGTATTGACATAATAGAAAAATCCTCCTCTGGTGCGTTCTATACTCTCGCACGGAAGTAAAAACTCCAGCCCAACCTTAATATCTTCTTTCTTAATCATAAGCTATTTCTCCTTATCTTTTAGTTCAACGAAATCTCCAATACCCAAACGAGCCTTGTTGATGCAAGACGCAATCCACCCAATCAAGTAGGCTGAAGGATCGCCGCCGTGCTCCATACCAATATCATCCTCGATGTTATCGCAGGCATGAGAAGCTTCATGGCAACAAACCCCCATCTTCATAGAATCCTTGCTTGCAAAATTAATAAATGAACAAAGCTTCTTATCCGCCTTTTCTCTAACGATATCGTAGGTTATTGCGTCATAATTAGAAAAATCAACTTTCAAAACCTCGCCATTTCTACCTTCAAAACACTTATTAGCATCTTCTTGGTTCATGCCAATAGCGACACATAACATTCTTGGATAGATAACAGGGTCGTATTCGTAATATCCTTTTTTCTTCATATTCTCAACTATTTCTGTTTTGATACAATCTCGATAGCAGACAATAATGTCTTTTCGCTGATACCTTTTCCACTACCAACACCATCTTTCTCTATTCTTTCAAGAGATTTCTCAATAGAGCAAAAATCATCCTGAGAATTACTTATAAAGCCATCAAGTTCTTCACTTACACTACTGATACAATCGTTGTTTTTTTTAACAATAGCTTCAAGACGACCGAAACACTTGTCGATATAATCCTTCAACCTTTCTTCATGCTCTATGATAGTTGCAGAGTTTGAGATTTTCCCATGCCCCCAGTAATTATCTACGCATGCGTAATAATCACCTTTTTCATCGCTGTGTTTTTTGACAGATACGACTCTTAACTCAACGAAACTTTCTCCATCCACTACCGCATACACTCCTTCTCCAAATGGATATAGTTCGGCTTTTTCTGCATCCTCCCTAGTTTCGTTTTCTTTGTATGCGACCTTTCCTAAAACGCTAACTCTAATTTCCATATCTCAACTATTTATTATGTAATCTACCAATATGCCACTTTGAACAAACCTTGCATAAGTAAGGATGCCAACCAAGTGCCTTTAACTTCGGATTCTGATTCAGAAACTCCCAAGCATCATCCTCGCTTTCATAAGCGACCTTCGCCTTCCATGAATGAACCTTCCTGGTCCAATGCTCCGGGTCCGGCTTGAACGGAGGAACCTTGTTCGGATTGTTATGTCTTCTCATAATTAAAAAGCTGTATATCTCGTTCTACATATATCTTCTAGCCTTTCACGGGCCGAAAGCCGTCTTTCAAGTGAAGAATCGAACTTTTTGGCTATCTGCTCGAATCTGAAAACCATTAGGTCATCCTCAGAAACCTTCCACATCTTCTTTAGCCACTCGTTATTGAGGCGTTCAATTGTTTTCCTGATTCTGCCGCCGTAGATGATTTCGAGCAGCAGCTCGTTTAAGCCTTCTCTGCATTCAGAATCAATAGTGAATTCGACACTGATATTTCCATACCTGCAAGAAGACATCCTTTCGCCTGATTCAGCAGCCTTATCTACATACTTCTTAATAGAGCCAGATACCTCCTCTTCGTTGGTGTCCGCAGGTAGCAGCCATATTGTTGACTCTGGCGAAACAACAGCAGGAAACTGACAGTCGCCTATAAAAAACTCAAAATTACGTTCTTCTCCCATAAGCTACAAACATTTGAATGAAACACTGTTCAACGTTCTGTTCACCGCAATCTCACTCTCGTTACACATGGTCCTCATGCACTCCAGGGCATCCTCGCGAACAGCAGTCATAATCTCGCTCATCGAAGCGGTGGCCGGAACAATATTCCCGTCAGCCTTCTTCTTCGTGATACGGGAGATAATCTCCTTGATATATTCCTTGTCTATCATAGAAATCTGTTTTATAACCGTTAATCATCAGGCTGAATGAAGCTCTCGGGCTGCTTGATGTCCTCCTCACCACGCAATTTATTCTTCACGTCATTGATGAGAAGCTCCTGCTTCAGGTCAATCATCTGCGCTCCGTACACCTGATACGTCATTCCGCCCTGTGACCTCTTCTTGAAGAAGCCGTACTTGTCACTCATATCACGCCCGAACTTCTGAATCGTAGGGATATCCTTCTCCTCGACATCGTTGGCCTTGCAGAACTCGACGAACCTCTCGTACATCTCCTTGGCAAGCATGCACTCCGAAATCTCGCCCCTCGCCTCCCGACTGCACCTCATATTATACGCCCTTATCCAGGCATAGATAGGATTGCTTCCTAGAAGAGAGATGAGCAGCTGCCTTCTGCTGCCCTCAGCTGCCGGGAACCTGTACTTCCTGCTCCTCAGCTCCATCGCGCCACGGAATATCCAGTTGAACACTCCGCTCAGCTCCTCACGAATGATCTTGCTCGCCAGCTCCGGGTCCTGCCTCTCCTTTGGAATGGTCACATCGAAGCTCACGTACTGCAAGCGTCTGATGAATCCGAGCGAAGCATCGTCAGGGAACGGAAGCTCATTGAGGTTGAAGATGAGGTAGGGGATTGAGTTCCCCTCCAGGATATCCCTGCCGAGTTTTCTCATCGGGACTGGCTCGCCGCTCACGAGCCTCTTGAACATACCGGTGTTCTTCCTTCCGAACTTCTTCGGGTCGGAATCGGAAGACCAGTTGAAGATGGCATTCCTTATAGGATACCTTCCCCTCATTCCCTCGTCGCCGTCAGCAGTGAGGTCGGCGTAGTCCATCTTGCTTATCCTGTCCTTGCCGAATATGTTGCAGGCAACGTCGAAGATGACACTCTTTCCATTGGCTCCAGTACCGATGAGTAGGAGGCACAGCTCAATCTTCGAAGATTCCTTCCCCTCGTACGGATTGTATGCAGTACCTCTCTGTATGAGACCGAGGCCGAGGAACATCTGGAGGATCATCCTCGATGTCCTGTCCGGAAGGACCTCCTTGATGAAGTTCATCCACCTGTCACACTTCGCCTTCGGATTGTAGTCGTATGGGTGGTAGTATGTGACATGGTATTCGGGAGAGAACGGCATCACGTTCGGATACTTCAGACCGCTACCGAAGTCAACAACTCCGTTGGCGAATGCAACGATATCGAAGGTCGGTCTCAGTATGTTGTAGCACTCTATCACCTCCATGAACGACTTGTTCATCACCGTACTGATGCCTAGCATCGGAGCCATGGCCAGGTCGAGGAGCAACAGCTGGTAAGCCTGCTCAAGGACTATCTTCGGAACAACTTCGTATATCTTGCCGTTGAACATGTAGTACGAACCACCATAGTACTTCACCGGAGCCTTCTTCGCCAGACGTCTCATTGACCTGATGAAATTAGACTTCAGCTTGTTGTACTTCTCAGAGTTCGCCTTGCCCCAGTCCTGACAACGGAGCTCTTCGAATCCGTACTCGTCATGTCTCGAAAGGTCAAGCAGCTGAGCGTGCAATGTGTCTATAGCAATACCATTTTCCATTTATGTACAATAATAATATTAATTTTCCGTTATTGTGTAGGATTACCCCCGATAAACAGGGACTTTCTGACGGATAACACGTGTCAGCTCGTCCTTACAACATGTCGACTATAAAATATCGACAATACAAAGATAAGGAAAATATCCTGAATATACGCTAAAACACTAGTATATAAAGGGCATAAATATACATTTTGGATATACATGAAATGAATATTAGATATACATTTATGGTTTTGCTCACCAATATAGAAGTTAATGTTGTCAAATGTTAAAAATAGGTAGATGAATGAATATGCATAAATATGTTTTCGGTAGCAAAAGTAATTAAACCTTACAAGTAGGTTGAAAAATCGGAAGAAAAAATTTTTAGATGAGGTGACTACTGCGCTGATTTAGCGCTATATAAGGGGTATGGGGTCTACAATAAAAATATCGTACAAATTATGTTGGTTTACACTATATAAATCCACAAAGTGTATACTTTTTAGCTACACAAAAACTTGTTGGTTTATAATTTCCTTAAATTCTTGTAACACGCTGAAAATCAATAACTTATAACGTATTTTAATTCTACCTATCTGTATTTTATTACATTCTATATATTAGTAGTATAAACCAACAAACAACCATATTATATAATAAAGTTTTCTTACGTATAAATAGATAACTACCTAACAATCAGTTAGTTATACTTTCCTAATAGTAATTATATACAACATTTTAACGTTTCTAGTTTACAGAGTTTTACATTAAAGATATTTTACCAAAATATGTTATATAGCATATTATTTGTAATAAACGCTTACTTTTTGTAGTTCTTAAATAGAACACTCAAAAGGAAGGATAGAACATTATAAAAGCAATATAGAACACTAACAAAAAAGGGCTGATTGATAATAATTGATAAAACAGCCTTATTTTTGCGTTTTAAGGCGTTTTATTGTTGCTAACTTACTAACTATCAAAAAGCCACACAAAAGCCCTTAAACGGCAAATAAAGGACATTTTAGCTATATTTTATATCAGAAGACAATAAAACGCAAACGTGCCTAAATACAAGTAAGTTACAAAAGAGTTAAAAAAGCATAAACCAACAAAAGTTTTCGGTTTTCTTTACAAAAGTTTCAAATATTATTTGTATCTTTGCAGCAGCTTTCCGAAAGGAAGCTTAATCTAATAGGAAGTACTAGTGTGTGCTTTGTGGTGTGACTCCACAAGACATGTTGAAACAATTCATTTTAATGCCCGATTGCAAGGGGTTTAAATAAGTGCTAGGAATTATTATGAAGACTGAAAAGCAGATTGAGAATGCAATTGTCAAGGCGTTTTCTAAGGAGTGTGAAGGCGTGTCAATAACACGTCGTGAATTTATAAAAGACAGAATATCTACTCCTATCGATAAATTTTTTGATAAGACTATCGGAAAATATCGTGAAGACTTAGACAAAAAGGAACGTGAAGAAATTACACCTACACAAAGTGCTTATATGCAGAAATTTAATGCAAATGTAGATTTTAGAAATGCTTCAGCAGATTATTTGCTTGCGACTTCTATCGGTGCGACACAACACGGCATATTACAGAAAGCCGTATTTAAGTTTGCAGATTTGAAAGCAGATACAAGTTTTCTACAGTGGGTTTTCAATAACCACAAATTGGAAAACGTTTCAGTTGTTTGCACCGATACAACAACACGTTTGGTTTCGTTTTTGAATAATCTATATAAAGATTATATAGACGGCATGAAGCAGTTAACCGCCGATAAGGCAGAAAAGGCAGCCAAGGCAGCAGAAGCCAAGGCAGCAGCAGCAGCGGTTAAGGTAATGACAGACGAAGAGATTGCGAAACAAATTGCACTCTTCAAGGCAGAAGCAGAAAGAAGAAAGAAGGCAGCAGCCAACTAGAAAGATATAAGGTAGTGGAAAATCCACTACCTTATTTTTTTCGTACCTATATTCTAGAAAGATTTTTCTAGAATATTTTTTTTGATTTTATTTTCAGAATATTTTTTTTGGATTTATTTTTCAGAATTGTTTCAATATATTTTTTATCCCTGGATAATTTTTCAGTACCTCATCGTGGTTTGCAGGGTGGCAACGACCTAGAATTTTCTAGGCGGCAGTAATCTGAAAACGTAACTGGTCAGCTAGATTTCCAAGCGGGAAATCTAACGAAACATACGAAATATTTTTTTTAGGCGGCACAACTGGGGCGGTCATCCTCAGACGTACCAACTACCGGCGGCGAGCGGTGTCTCTCCGTGATACGTGAAACAGAATATAAGAGACTGAGATTTCTGTGGAGCGTATCACCGGAGCGGACACAGGGAGCACAGGCACAGGAGCGAGGCGGTTAAACGACCTTGCGAGGATTGAAGGCTAACCGACGGCAAGGGTACGTATGAAGACAGAACGAAAGTTGTGCGATACGGGCGCAGTGTGATAATAAGGCGTACCGGGAAAAACTATGAGAAATCATAATTCATATTCTACCGGTTTGGAATTGTCCGGTCGGGCTGGTTACCCGAGAATCAATTGTGTGTGCAATCACGATTTGCAGCGTATCAAGGCGCACACTATCCACGCTGACTGAAAGCGGTTGCTTGTCATCCGTGCGAGATTTATCTCCTCAGAAATAAACAAGCTGCTGGCAGAAGCATAAAATCTGTAGGGTGTGAGCCACGTAGTTAAGACGATAAAGATAAAACGTGGTGCAAAGATGCACATCCTGGCTAACGGGGCGGGGAGAAATCTCCGCTCTACAATTACAAACCAACAAATTTAGAATTATGATACAGAATTTTGATTGCAGAGGACAGAGAATGATGGAGAGAATTATTGCAGACAGACAGACCATATACAATCGTGTGGAGTTTATCTCGTGGCACAATAATACTCTAGCTCTGTTTCTAGCCTAAAAATCTGTAGCCAGTACGATAATTGTCGTGTGTGGCTACGGAACAATTACCAATAAAATTAGGATTATGACAGCGAGGCAAATCATTTATTCAAGTACGATAATTGTGCTTGGATTTATTCAGAGCGTGCCGGCATTTATCATGCTGGCGAGTACGAATATTATCGTAATTCTGCTTGGAATATTTTGGGGTATTCTGCTTGGAATATTCTGGAGAAGTACGATAATTGGCAGATGGTTCTTCAGGGAGCTGTGGAGATCTACGCTCCGCTTGGAGAATTTCATCCTGCCTGGAGTGTGAGGAATCTAGAAAGTACGATAATTGTGCTTGGAAACATTTAGCTAAATTCTGCTTGGAGAGATCCAGGCAGTACGATAATATAACCAATTAAATTACAGAATTATGAAGAAGAATATTTTCGTGGCATTGTTTGCCGTAGTGTGTTGCATTAGTAGTTGTTTCAGTTACTCTGTACAATTGTCACAGAGCAAACGTGATGCTAAGAAAGACTGTTATTGCTCAAGCGAACGAGATTTCAGAGCTTAACGGCAGTTACACAGCAGAGGGAGCTACAACGTTCGTAGGTCTCAGAAAGTAGCCAAAACAGAGAGGAGTTTCCGCTCCTCTCTTCTATTAACCAAATTATTAGAGAAATATGGATAGAATATTAAAGCAAGATTTGAGCAAGAATGAGGTTATAGACCTCTTGCGTGGAATGGACGCACAGGAAGTTGAGGGAAATTTCTCTGTACGTCGTGTCCTGATCAATACACAGGCGTGTGACGTATTCGGTGGAGAACCTGAGGACTCTTATCCTCTCATCCCCGGTACGTACATGGCATTGTATTACAAGAGTATTGCCGGAGACCCGTATCCGCTCTTTGAGAGAATATGTGAAAACATAATAAATGACGAGAACAAGAGCCAGACTCTCCTGAATGGCGATGGCATTATTCTGATTTTCCTGCTCAACAAGTACGAGTAGCCAAAAATGTGCTCAGGCATTTTCCTGGGCATACTATGTTAAACCATTTAAACGGAAGAATATGTTAGATAAGAAATCACAGAAGAATTTTGAGCGTGCGCTTATGCATGAGATGGAGAAGATCAAGATTGCTGCACGCCAGTGGCACAACAACAATACCAGAGGCTACAGGGATTTCCGTAGCAAGGAGGCTATCTCCAAGAGTTTCTCTGAGATTGCAGTATTGTGCATGAGCTGAAATGTGCGTGGCGGTTGTCACGCATACTATTTACCAATATTTTAGAATTATGAACAAACCAGAGAACCCTAAATGGGAAGAGAAGAGCAGAGAATATCTGCGCAACAAGATTCTGCCTAGATTGCAGGAGATTCAGCGTGACGTATTCGGCAAGGGTAAGGTAGGTCTGGAGATAGACGTAGAGCCTGAAGGCAAATACATCGTCTGCCATGCCTACACCATCATGTATGGTAAGGTCAACAAATACCTTCACCTGCATCTCTCCTGCGTGCTTGACAGAGAAAAGCTGGAGTCTGAGTACAAGAGACTCACAGACTTCATCAAGGAGCATTCAGCCTAAAATGTGCGTGGCAACTGTCACGCATACAATTATTCACCAAAAATATAGATTATGATAGATGAAGAATACAAGGAGAATGTTGAGTACATACGTTCTATCATCCTTCCAAAATTGCAGGAAATTCAGAGAGATTTAGCAGAGAGTCTGCCAGGTGTGAGCCTTACTGTCAGATTAGACGGCGATACTGGCTCTATGTTTGCTCATGCTGCTGTCTTTGATGATAGGTGTGAAGTTACAGACAGTTGGACCGCAAATTTCTTTCATGTGGATGACAGGGAAGAGATGGACAAGGAGTACAACAAGCTTGCAGAATTTCTCAAGAAGTACCTAGCCTGAATTTGAGGGAGTTATTTCTCCCTCTCCTATAAACCAAAATATTAGAATTATGAGTAAATGGGTACAATTTTATCACAAGATTAACAAGTTTGACCTTGTGAACATGAGATTTACAGAGGATTTCAGTATCGTGGAAATGACTGGCATGGATTCTATCTTGCCAGTTGACGGCAGATTTAATCTGTCATCCATACGAGCAGAGATTCAGAAGTATATCGAGAGCATGAAGAAAATCGAGAGTTTCGACCCTTGTGCGTTCTCCATCCTCACCGGTCCTACGATTCTGTGTGCTTCAGAAAGTCCGGTGTACGATCTCTAGCCAGAACTGGGCAGTACGATAATGTGCTGCCTGCTATTAACCAAAACAGAATAAATTATGAACACATTTAACACAAAGGAAGATGGTACGCATTTGTACCGGTTCTATTACGTAGAGCCTATCATTGACATCTACGCTTACGACTTGGAGCAAGCAATGGAGCGTTATCTCGTGTATTGTCAAAAGAATGAGTTGTACGGATTGTACGATTACGAGGCTGACGACGATGATGAAATGCGCTGCTACACAGACCCAACAATGGAGGATCATGATTGTTATCCTGCGTATATACGCATTGACTACCTATCTGTTAAGGAAATTGAGGCGTGCGTTGATGCCGGAGGTCATCCGTTTCAGGGAGGTTGGAAAAAGATAGCCTAATCAAATGTAGTCCTCCTATAGGGCTACACTTCTATTATTAACCAAATCAAGATTAGAATTATGACAGACGGAGACAGAAGGTTCCTTGTCAGGCTCGTAGCGAGCCACAAGGCAGTTATCAGCGAGGAGTGCGCGAGAAAGAAGCTCGACAAGAGCGAGTATTTCAGACGTACGGCACGAGTGGACAGAAAAGCTCAGGAAATCGAGCGTGCCTGTATGCGTCCTCGCAAATTCTAGCCAACATTCTGTGCAGTCTATCTGCACAGAAACCATGTTAAACCATAAAAATGTAGAATTATGAAGAAAATTGTTAATACATTTACGAAGATTTTTGTAAGAGACGGAAAGCGTCACAGAATTGTCGCTGTTGCTTCTTTAGGTGATGAGTGTAGAAATAATATCTGCACTTTCTCTATTTCGGGTCAGATAGACATTTTCTGTTTTGGTTCATGGCACTGCAAAACCTGCGGTTGCATTACAGACGAGATATGCAAATTCTTTCCGGAATTGAAACCATTTGCAAATCTTCACATGTGCAACTACAAGGGACAGCCATCCTATACTGTGGATAATGGTATTTACTATGTATCCCAAAGTAAGGAGATTGCTATGCGTAATCTCAGAATTACCGAGGATGAGTACGATGCCCTGCTCCCTGCTGCCGAGCTGAACGACAAGGACTATTTTGTCTATAAGCTGTTCAAACTTGGCATCGTTAAAAGATGGAAGTCCGAAGCAGACAAGTTCATTGAGTTTCTTCTTCGCCAAGGAGGTGAATGGGAGAATCCATACACTATCAGCGACGAAAGACCGACAATTAAGCTGACCGGAGGCATAAGAGCTCTTGTAGAATCCAGACTCAAGAAAGGATACTACACGAAGGAAAATATTGATAAGATATTGCAGCGAAGAAGAGCTTACGAAATCAGCAAGAAACGTCAGTCTATAATTGAATAGTACTACAAGAAGACCGAGAAAGCTCGCAATGAGCGTGACGTGATGCTTTACATTCTTGACCACGGCCTTTCTATCGATAACGTAATTTATTACGATTACAACAACACCGTGAAGTTCAACTGGCTCGATTACAAAGAGCAGATTACACAGGAGCAGTTCGTGGATTTCGTGAACAATTTGGAGCACGACAAGTTGCCTGACGGCATCCAGTTCGTTCTCGGAGATGGTAAGTAGCCAAACCAATCCTCACTCTTACGGGTGGGGATTTCTATTAACCAAAGATTAAAGAATTATGAGTGATTTAGAGAAAATCCTGAATGACGATTTGCTGAAGTGTGAAATCGTCGAGTCAGCAGAGAATGCTGCAAGGCGTGTGGATCTCATCAAGTGGACACACGACAATACATTCTCTGTAGCTGAGGTGAACAAGGATACAGGTAAACTAGAGGTTACAGATATTCCAGAGACAGATGAGCTTAAAGCGTACAAGTATTTCTACAGCAACTATTGGAGTGTCGTCATGTTCTAGCTAAAACTCCCCACATCATCGTGGGGAACCATTATGAACCATTTAAATGATATTAGATATGAGTTACGAATTTGCAAAGAAGGAAATCGGTGATTACAGAATCACCATTTACCAGGATGAGGATGCCGAATGCCCTTGCAAAGGATGGGATTTGGTGGGAGTTTACTTCTGGGACTATTCCGGCAACGGATACAATAGAGGTCTGTCTCGTGGTTGCAGCAGCGAAGTTGACGCTAAAAATGCAGAGGATGCTTTGAAAGAGCTAGTCTGCAAATATGTGTCACAAAAGAAGATTATCGACTACATCAATAGCGAAAATGTCGATAGCTTCCGTATGCGCTATGACAAGAGCGAGCACATGTGGTATCTTGAGAATCTGTACAATGGTGAGTGGTACTACCACGAAGAGTTCTGTCCGAGCGACTTGAAGAGATTCGACTATAGAGAAGAACTTTGCGATATCCTCGAAGAGGGCGATTTCACGTATCTTCTGCATGACTGCAAGAATATTGCATTCTACGAGTGGTCCTCTACGGACTACTGCCAGGGAGATTATGTCAGCGGATATGCCTACTGCGACAAGGAGCGTTTCTCCAAGTATTGTGACACTAATACAAAAAACTGGAGAAAGCGAGCCTTGGACTTATTTGAGGATGAGACTAAGTGTATAGGTCTTTGGATGTGGGGCGATGTCAAGGGATTCGTCTTGGAGAAGAAAGTCCACTACAAGAAAGTCTTCACGGAAATAGGTCGTGAGCCGGAGGACGACTACGACTGGGAGCAGATTGATTCCTGCTGGGGAGAGTACTACGAAGATGCTGATGACCTCATCGAAGAGGTTATCAAAGAACACGGCTTACAGTCGAAAGGTGCAGCCTAACAAGGGGAGCTTGCATGCTCCTCTTCCATGAACCAAAATTGAAGAATTATGAAAGCAAGACTTTATCACGACACAAGAAAGAAGTTCCGTGACTATATTGACGCCTGGAGTATATACTTTCCTTATCCTAAGTGGATGAGAAAGGAGAATCCTGGAGTGTACGGATGCTTTATCAGCTGCAAGCCGACAGAAAGCGGTATGATAAGGTGTATCGTTGACTATGATGAGTTTATTCCTGGTCTTCGCAGCAGACCTTATCTCGGCAAGAGAGTAGACGTAAAGACAACCCCAAAAGCATTTCAGAAGATTTTCCGTCATCAGGAGAGGTTGTGGAACAACGCAATCACCAAGAATACGGACGAGGCGTGGGAAGCATGGAACAGAGCCTAAAATTGGTAGCCATTGGCTACCTACCATTAACTAAATAAATAGAATTATGAAAAAGGGTATAACAATTTCAGAGAGGGGTAACAAAGTTATCTACAGACTGGGCAGGCGTATTGTGTGCTACCGAGTGGGCTACAGGGTTTATTTCGGAAAGCCCTCTGACGCTACACATGATACGTTTGATGCCTTGTCCGAGAATATTGCACACGAGAGATGCATTGAGATTTGTGAGCGTAGGATCTATGCTGATATGAAGTATCAGAATCCTGTCGCATACAACGCACACAGAGTATTGAACGCATTAGCCTAAAAACGGAGGGAGCAATCCCTCTGACATTATTAACCAATAAATTATTAAGAATTATGGATAAAAAAGAAATGTGGAAAGTACTTGGACGTGACGATTACGCACACAAGTCTCAAGAACTGAAAAAAAAGTGCGAGGAACTGGCGAAAGCTATATGCGATAAGCTCATTGAGCTTGACATGACAGAAATCTTCATCCCTCGCTGTGGTATTACCTTCAGCGTTATTACCGTGCAAATAAGTTGTGTTAAACGCATTCTTCTTGCGCTAAAGAGTGGCACCATTTACTATTTGTTGCAAGAGTTTGGTATATGCGACATACATGCTGGTGACCTTAATGTGAAGGTTGGTCGCGTAGTAGATGCACTTAGTTTTGTTACTCACTTGGACGAGATATTACAAGAAATATCGAAGATTGAGGACAAAGAAGTCGCAGACATCGAAGCTGCTCTCAAGAGACTCTAACATCTATCATCCGTGAGCGACAGGCGCACATCGACTAGCCAAACGGGGAGAGCAATCTCCCTACCAATAACCAAAACATAAGAATTATGAATGAAGACAGAATTCTAAGTATGTTCTTTGAGAAAGCCAGATGGCAGTATGCTATCAAGAAAGGCTTATTCAAGGACATGAACAAAGCAGTAATGTATCAGCTTACAACGCCGGAGGCTCGTCTGGCTATGTATCAGAGGATCAAGAGCGGTAATTACAAGATAATGCCGCCTCATACAGCCAAGATTCCGAAAGACAACGGAGATTTCCGTACGGTCTACGTGAATGAACCTGTAGACAGAATCCTACTGAGCATAGCCAACGACCTCCTGTTCGAGCTGATGCCAGAGATGGTGCATCCACGCTGCACGTCGTACCAGAAAGGTATCGGCTGCGGTCGTGTGGTGCAGGAAGTGTCTCGGATAATATACTCAGCAGAGGGAAAAATCATCGGATGGAAAGGCGACTTCTCCAAGTACTTCGATTCCGTGCCTATTCGATTCATTGATTGGGCATTTGACAAAGTAGAGGAGAAGTTTGGAAAATCTGCACTGATAGATGTCATTCGTGACTACTATCACACAGATATCTATTTCGATGAGGATAACTACCTCTGTGAGAAGTATCAGTCCCTCAAGCAGGGATGCTCTGTTGCTGCATGGCTGGCTGACGTTATCCTCTATCATCTTGACGACAAGCTATCTAAGCTTAACGGATATTACGTCCGCTATTCAGATGATACGCTGTTTGTCGGTGAAGACTATGAGAAAGCCATGGCTATCATGAAGAGCGAGCTGGAGATGATGCAGATGACGCTCAACCCGAAGAAGGTTGAGTATCTTGACGCTAATCATTGGTTCAAGTTCCTCGGATATTCCATCAAGGGTCACAATATCTCTCTGTCGTCCACACGTATCAAGACCTTTCAGAAGGAGATTGAGAAGAGGACGATAAAGAAGCGTGACACCACGATGACGAAAGCCATCAATGCAGTAAACAGGTATCTCTACAAGGGGTACTGCGATTATTCCTGGGCTACTCAGGTTCTTCCAGTCATAAATGTGAAAGAGGACATCGACAAGCTCAACGCCTTCGTCATGGACTGCATCCGTACGGTCAAGACAGGCAAGAGAAAGGTCGGTGGTCTCGGATACGTGAAGACTCAGGCTGTAGGTTGCATAGACCGAGGTCGTGGCAGGAACGTGAAAGCCAACAGAAGTAAGACAGAGAGCGAAATCAAGGGGTATCTATCAATCGGTTGCGCACAGAATGCCTTGCGAACGAGCAGGGCAGCGTACAACACATTGGTGAATACTCTGTAGATGAGCATCCTAGCGCAATGATTTGCCGGAATGAAGACACAAGGTTTTAAATGTCCCGGTTGCGGAGTGCATGGATGTTCGTATGACGAACAAGGCGTAGCTCATCAACGAAGTACAGAAATGTGTCAGTCCGTATGACTTTTACAGGTGGCGCACACCACCAATCCCTGACGAATGGCAGAAGTTTATGCAACAGGTCTCTTAACCAGAGTAGTTGATCCTGGACGGCTGCGCAAACACGCATTGTCCTGGATCACCTATTCTGGCGAATCCTGTGTCAAATCAGAAACATAAAGTATTGTGCCGAGCCATCGGTCATGGAATTACCTTAGCACGAGGGTAGTCTTTAAAGGAGAGTGAATTTATGAGTGCTGTTTCCATGCCGCCGGCCTTCACTGGAATCCCAGTGCCCTCCGGCGGCTTACAACAGCCCTCGAATCAAGCTGTTATAGCTACGTGCTACACTCTCAGATGAAGACAACGTTATTGCCAAACGAGGTACACGAGGAGGCATCGGTTTATTCAACCCGCCTTGTATCAACGCGATATGTCTGGTAATACCAGCAATCTCGCGTATCGGCAAGCGGGTTAAATCTTCAGCCTATAGTAAGGCAACAAGCCTATGAGTGTACCTACAAACAACCATGTGAATTGCATCACGACTTATCAAGAGTATGAGGTTTAATACCACGTGAGTGGAATACCTGCTCCTGCCGATATCTCCGCAGGCGCAGGTATCCAATCCACGGGGTTGAATCACGAACATATATCCATGCAACATAATACATGAGATAAGTCTAGGTTATTGCGAGCCGAAATGGTGTGCAAGGAGAATAGATTGTATAATACTATATCAATCATCCTGAGCATCCAGGTGATTACCTGGATCCGTCAGGACTTAGATACAGTATCAATCAAGACTTTATAGTTACGCAACAGATTCTCTGAGCGCACTCCTATTAACCAATATTTAAAGAATTATGACATACGACGAGATTATCAATGAAGTTGAGAATGGTGCTAAGTTCACCATCAACTTCCAGAAGAGAACATGTAGAGTGAACGGCAAGGTAGTAATGTCCGAGGAGGACAAGCCGAAGGACACGCCTTACCTTACACCTGAGGTAGTGTTTGTAGGCATCGAGCAGAGATATGCAGCGTACAAGCACTCTGTGCCGTCTGAGCGCTCCGAATCACATCGCCACTACTACTTCAAGGCTTTACCTGAGAAAGAACTCTCAGACGAAGATATGATGTACGGAGAGCGACGTGAAGTGGCGAGATGCAAGCTGGAGCTGTACGTACTGATTCAGCTACTCAGAGGCAACCTCTGGTGGGACAACTCATGGGGAACATGGTTCTGGTGTTCCAAGAACGACAAGGACCTGATTATCCTCAGAGACTGGATTGAGCCAAACAAGGGTGGGGCGTAAGCCTCATCCACTAGAATTAAATAAATTTTTAGTAACCAATTTAAATAATTAGAATTATGAAGCAGATTGTAACAATCACTGGTGAGAACTTGAACATTGTAACAAAGAACGTAGAGGCTACAGCAGCTACCGGTAAGAAGACCAAGGCGCAGATGCGTCTCGAAGCTCTTAAGGCAGCAGGCGTTGACGTTAGCAAGTACTTCCCTCTCGGTGACGACCAGCTTATCAAGATAGAGAATGGCGCAGCTGTTCCTGTTGATATGGACGATGCGACCATCGATGCGGTAGGCAAGAAGATTGTCGAGGGTGGATACGTAAGTAACTGGAAGCTGTTCCGCCGTTGGGTGATGAGTCAGATGTTCCACATGTTGCGAGACATGGAGAAGGACGGCAAGTCATTCAACGAGGTGTTGCAGAAGAAAGGCTACGAGTACCAGTGGCGCATGTTGGAGAACGAGCTGTATGCTCAGATGAAGATGTGTGACCACAAGGACTACGAGAATCTCAAGGCGAGAAACCGCTGGTTCAACGGAGTTGTAGCACACGACATGGCTATTGACTACATCAGCAAGCTCCGCAGCTATATCGACGACAAGTGCATCTACACTGTCAAGGAAGACAAGGATGGAAACGAGAAGAAGACATACAAGCATACCTGCAAGGGCAATCCTTATATCCGTCTTCAGAACGAGAACATCTTCGTCGATGACTTGGAGAGAAAGGTATACACTCCTCTCCGTGACCTTGCCGACAAGATGGGTGCTGCACCGACCTACAAGGATCTCTACGATGCAGTTCGCGAGTTCAACAAGAACCGCAAGCATCTCGCATGGGAGACTAAGATGTCTGATGCATTCATCAATGCCTATAAGGGTTCTGGTTCCTACTATACGATGAGAAACCTCATTATGTTCCACGGAGCAAGATTCCTGAAGAGCGGACGAAAGATGTCAGAAGCGAACTCGTTGAAGGAGCTCGAGTCTAAGGCTAAGTCTTATGACGAGCAGGGCTGGAGAATGCTCGGTGTTCTCAAGCAGCTTATCAAGGAGTCCGGCATCGACATCCAGGGCAAGATTAACGAGTGGAAGAAGTAATCTCTATCAAGGATGTAAGGTTCGCCGCCTGAAGAATGGTGGCTCGGCAGCAATTCACAAGAGCTTCTGCAACGAGAGGATCTCCTCCAGTGCATTCACTGGAGGTAATCCTTCGAGCTAAAGCTCTCCAGATCAAATTACTAAAGTAAGGCGCAAGCCGGGAGCCATTCTAGCCAAAAGTCGGTTACTGATTCGGTAACCGATTCAATGTCTAACCAATAAAATTAAGGATTATGAAAGAGATTAATGTAGACACAAGGAAGTATATTAAGGCTCCTGTTGACGGAAAGAATGTCGTCGAGGAATCACTTCTAGATGCTATCTTTGACGATTCGCAATATCTTAGCAACAAGTTCTCCCTGGGATTTGTCGGCGGTGTACCTACAATGATAGAGTATAACGGAAACTATCTATCTATCAAGAAGTTACGACCATGTAGCACGTCGGAGTGGGGCAGAGAGATTGTCAAACGACTAACAGGCGAGTCCAAAAACAACATATATTGTTACGAGACAAAGCAGTATCTCGACGAACGCCAGGCAGAGCCTTTAATCTATACATTCTCTCTGAGTACAGACTACCTTACAGTAAGATTTCACTACAATGTAAAAGTAGATGAAGATTAGCCAAACATGTCAGTCGTTAACAGCGGCTGACTCCTTATCATAACTAGATTTTGTTTAAATGGTTCAAACCGGTCTGTCGTGAGACACGCCGGTTTTTTGTTCCCCAAGTTTAACCAATAAAATTAGAATTATGAGTAGAAATTACTGGACATTAGGTAAGGAAGGAATGAAGACTCGTCTGTCAAAGGCGCAGGCAGCTTATGAGAACGCAGTAGAGAACGTCAGCGACTTGCATGTCAAGATCAGTGATGGCAACACAAAATTGGGAGCAATCCCGTCCGTGTCTCTCATTCCGGTCATGGACTGCGGTAACTGTGCAATCTGTGCAAAGAGCTGCTACGACCTCCGCAACGATATGATTTACAAGGAGGTTATCAAGACGAGAGCCATCAACTCTGCAATCTACCATGAGGATCCCGAACGATACTTCAAGGAGATTGATGACTACCTCAACTACCGCTATCCTAGAGCATTCCGATTCCACATCGGTGGCGACATACAGGACAAATGGTATCTTGACAAGATGTGCGAGATTGCTCGCAAGCATAAGGATACCAAGTTCCTGGCGTTCACGAAAATGTTCGATGTGTGTAACGAGTACCTTGATGAGGGCAACGTCATTCCTGAGAACATGCATATTCTATTCAGCGGATGGCTTGGTCTCAAGATGGATAACCGCCACGGATTCCCGGAGGCGCATCCTATCTTTGAGAGTGGAACGTCTGCTCCAGAAGGAACGCTGCTGTGTACCGGGAACTGCACAGAGTGCCTGAAGGAAGATAGGCTGTGCTGGTCTATCGGGAAGGGCCAGGCGATAGGATTCCTTGCACACTAGCCAAAAGCCCTCTTCGGAGGGTACTATGTCTAACCAATTAAAATTTTGTGAATTATGGCAACAGCAAGAAGAGGAACAAGAATGCTCAAAGCTTCCGACATTATGAAGAGAAAGGGCATTGTCCAGAAACAGATGGACATGAACAAGTTCAACGAGGTTATAGAGAATTTCTTTATGACCCACGAGCCTAAGGATACGATTCTCCTTACGCCGAAGAGATTCATCGAGATGGATAACCCGCCAGAGGGTGACTTCATTGACTATCTCGATATCAGCGTGTGGGAGAAGAAATGCGATGATCCGGATGACTCGTTCGACTTCATCGACTATCAGTACATGAAGAAGAACGGGATGCTTCGTCCAATCCTTATGGTGAACGAGCCTTTCATCGGCAATGCTGCCGGGTGGCTGAGAGATTTTTGTGGATTCACTGTGAAGAGCAGAACACGAAAGAAAAAGAAGGAATATATCGTGTCTCTGCCGGTGTAAAGCCAAACAAGGCGTGGAACACTCTGTTTCACGCTCCTAGTATTAACCAATTAAAATTAAAGATATGAATGATTTTTTAAAATTAGCTGAGGAATTAGACTGGAGTTATAATGTTGACGATACACCTAACGAAAGAGGTGAGGTTTGCGTCGAGTTAGAGAAGTATTCCCCACAAGACCAAGACTTCATCGCCACAATTTGGTTCGAGAATGGCAATAAGTCTGACTTCATGGATAAGTTGTATCAATATTATAGCGACTTCGATCCTGACGAGGAAGCCAGTAAATGGATTGGCGATGATGGACATGGTGCTAACGGCGCGCCATACAAATTATCGGATATTTTGCAAGATATGGAGGATTGCAAGGATATGCTACTAGATTTATGGCACGAGTATTTTTACGATGAGTACCCAGAAAATCGTCCAAATGAAACCGACGAAGGGAAGCGACTCGCAGGAGAAATCGAGGAGAAATCCGGAAAGCATTACCACTCGTGCTCTCTACAGAATTATCCGAGCGGTAAGTACGGCGTTATCATTGATGGCTGCCAGAAGTTTCTATCGGAATGCAAGGAAGAGACATTAGCCTATATGAAAGGCGTGCTTACGGGCCTTGATATCGAAAGAAAAGACTAAGCCAAACAAGCCTGCCGGGAACGGTGGGCATCAAGTCAAACCAAAATATTAAGATTATGAAGAGAAAAGTATTGAAAGACAAGATTGATGAGTTGCGTTCAACAGCAAAGATGGAGCTTGCATGCACCATCCGTGAGATCATGAGAGAGCACAATGTGCAGAAGAAAGAACTTGGCTGGCCTGTAGTTGTCAACAATAGCAGTCTTGTAGATATCGTAGAGGTAGGTAGTGGTGATACCGACATCCCGGTTTTCGTCATAAATGTCGGTGTTGGCTACTACAAAGAGCCTCACAAGGTAAGTGCATTGGACGATAGCGTATCGGTCGAGCTACTCGCTGATATTGCGACCGGGTTGAACAACGAACTGAGTGGATACGTCAACACTTATGTGGCAAAGTACAGATTCCTCTATGAAGACGGAACTACTGCTGACATGGATGAGCCTTATGTATTCCTTGCAGAATCAGAAAGAGATGCCGAAGATAAGGCAGATGACTACGCGAGCGTATGGAATGAATGGAATGAAGATACGATAGAACTCGTGTCAGTCGAGAAGCAGACTGCTTCGGAAGGTTAAATTAGCGTTAAAAACGGCAAAGGTGATGGTTTATATTATAAACTTTGTTACCTTTGCACTATAAACCAAAAAGTTAGAATTATGACAGAAGAATTAAGAATCAAGACAAGAGACTGGGAACGGCTGTTAAGCCCTGTTCAGCAGGAGAAGTACAAGCTCGCTATCAAGCAGGGCTGGTTCGCCGACTATCACGACAACGCGTGGAGGCACAACACCTTCTACGGTGCTTATATTTGGAAGTATCCGAAGTTCATCAAGGTCGTGAGAATGTTCGATGAGCTGTTGGGCCACAAGCCATTGTGGGAAGACATCACTGACGACAACCTCCGTGACCTCTTTGAGAAAATCAAGGAGAACTATGCTCCCAACTCCGCAAAGACCGTATGCGCCACCATCAAGGCGGTGATACGTGAGAACGATGCTACGAAAGAGATTAACAGCCCGACGTTCGGAAAGATACTCAGAACGAAGGCTGTGCCCGTACAGTCCGTCTATCTCTCGGATGAGGAGATAAACAGAATCATCAATTACAATCCAAGAGGACAGACGAAGAGATATGTTCAGCGCATGTTCCTCATGGAATGCCTCTGTGGAGCGCGCTACAGCGATTGTCAGAGGATAACCCCCGAGAACATCGATGATACCGGACACTTCCTGGTGTATGTAGCACAGAAGACCAAGACAGAGGTAAGGGTTCCTCTCCACAAGAAGCTCCGTCCGTTCCTGGTATGCGGCACGGGTGTCGAACCTCTCCCTGGCGAAATCAGCGAGATGACCTTCAACCGAACCCTTCGTGACATCTGCCGTGAATGCGGAATAGATGCGAACACGAAGGTGTTTAAGGCCGGAAGGGAGGAGACCGGGAAGAAGTACCGCTTCATCTCCTCGCACACCGGCAGACGTTCGTTCGCAACGAATCTCTCCAAAAAAGGCGTACCGCTAGAACAAATTGCCGTCATGATGGGTCATCTATCAAACGGCAAACCTAACATTCAGATGACGATGCGCTACATTGTCGGAAAGACGGAAATCGACAGCAATACCCTCAGGCTCTTTGGGGTCTATGACAAAGACGACGAGCCCGATGAGGAACTAAGCCAAACTGGAGGTGGCCAATAGCCATCTCCTGCTATTATTAACTAATATGAGGAATAATGAAAAGAGAAGAAGAACGAGCATACAGAGAAAGACTCGAAAATATGAGCAGAGGTCAGCTGGTTGGAGAGAACGTTAAACTTAAAAAGCGACTCGGCAAGCTCTCTGTCATCTGCGACGTTGAAGATACATACAGAGCGATGATAGAGCAGGGACAGGCAGAGCGCAAGGCAGAAAAACTTGAAAAGGAAGTGTCTTGCGTATCTGAAATCATTAAGAAGGAGCTCATTAGAAGAAAGGTGCGCTTCGAACCTTGGTTTTCGGCTACCCAGCTCACAAATTTACTGATAGATAGTATTAACCAATAAATTATAGAATTATGTTAGCAGGAATTACAGATGATTTAATGGAAGAAGGAAAGAAACAGTGTGAGGAGAAATTCAAGCAGGAGCTTCTTGGTGTTTGGAAGGATGCGGCTGAGTACAAGATCAAGACGTACGACGATTTCGCTTACGAGCTGCGAATGCTCAACGAGCGTTATGTTGATGAGATGGAAGACTTTGAGGAGTTCCCTTCAGACATCGTTTTGGAGAGCGAGTATGACAGCATCGAGGAGTTCAAGGAGAAGATGAGCTTGCAGGTATATGCCCTGGGCCATCTTGATTCTATCTACGGAATCAAATGCGAGGTTCCGCTTGATACCGACAAGCTTGCGATTCCATTCCAGGTAATCTTTAGCGGCAACTAGCCAAAACCGGGGAGTAGCAATACTCCCTGCCAAAGATATTTCACATAACTAAATGAGGTTGCGCTATCGGCCATACGGGCGGATTAATACAAATGTTTCGTCCTCTCCTACCCTCACGGGCAAGAGAGGATTTTTAAAACGGCCCCGATTAGCCAAAAATAGGGAGCTTCGGCTCCTGCAATTAATAACCAAGCCCTACGCAACACGGTCAAGCGATAAGAATATGACAACAGAGAATTTAGTTACAGTCAGGAATAAGGTAGAGAATGTCTATGAGCTGATCAATGACCTGGTTAGTAATCATAGCATTGATATGCTTGACTTGGCATACCCAAAGAACGATGGAAAGCAAGACGCTTTCGCTGTCGCAAAAATGATGCTGCTCCGCCAAAGTGCGAACAGCCTGTCTGAAGCTTGCAGCTTCCTTGTCGATAGACTCACGGATGCTATTGGAGACGAAAATGAAGTAAAATAATAACCATTAGCCCTAGGCGCATTACGGTTAAGCGCAGACAATATGAAGAAATTTAATATCATCAACAATATCGTTGATACAGAAGTATTTCAAAAAGAGTTCATGGCAGATATTCCGCAAGCTACATTCTCTGAGAAGAATGGAGAGAACTTTATCTATGTAGATGATAAATTTGAAAACGAAGTAGAAAGCTATCTAAAGAAGAAATGTGTTCGTTTTATCCCTATGACGGAGAAGCAAATTGAATACGAGGGATATAATGTTACTGTAAGCGAAGATAGCAGTTTTTATTATATTGATTTTAACTCAGGCGCAGGTGAAGCTGTGTACGAAAAAGCAGATTGGACGCTCGATGATGCTTTGAAAGACCAGCTTAATTTAGATAAAGAGTAATAACATCTAAGCCCTATCGCATCACGGTTAAGCGACAAGAATATGGAGAATATATTAGAAAAGACGGTGAAGGAAAATGGAAATATCGACTTAAACGAATTAAGTTGGAAGCAGGTCGTTGCACTCCTGAACGCTTGGGATTCCAGCTTCGCAAGAAATGAGAACACGTCGTTCTCGGAGATGGTGAAGCGATGCTATAAATCACGTCCATGGCATGAGAATGCGAATATTATCTATTTGCATCGAGATAACAAGAAAACTACCATCCTCCCTCACGCCTGTTATAACCTCGACGAAGCAGAGGAAAATATGATATTTAATTTGCTCAAAAAGCAATTAAACTGAACTCTACGGATGCAGTAGAACGAAAAAGCCCCGACCTAAGCCGGGGCTACCACAGACCATTACAGTCTGACATCTACGATAGTAGAAATTTGCTCTTTATGAGCGTTTAAATCCACAATTCCGAAGAATTGACCGTCAACGGAAGTTTATTTTTATTTCTATTCCATAAAGGTTCGATTAGTCTTCCGAAGACATGTGCAAAGATAGTGGATTTATTTCAGAAAACAATATTTCTTCAACAACAATTAACGAATTTAACTAATATGTACAAAGTCATAAGTACAGAATATCATTTTTATCCTCATGTCGTGCTAGAATTGCAGGATACCGCCACCAAAGAGACAAAGTGGTGGTGCTACGCTGACTTTCATGACGAGGACCTGTGCAAGGAGCTTGGGGTGAAGGACCTTACCGGTTGTTCCCTTGACAAACAGCCAAGTCACGGGACCTGGATATCCAAGGAGGATATAGGGCATCTGTAATCGCAGGTTCTCATACAACCAGCCGCTTATCACTTAACAGATAGGCGGCTATTTTATTAAGATAACCACCGAAAAAGCAACGAAAATCACACATTTTTCTTAAACTACGTTAATTGTAAATATTCTATACTTTAATGAATAGCACAAAATATTGTTTTTACTCTAATCGAAACATTAAACCAAATCAGCACTTTCGAGAGTTTTGTTTTTACTTTTTACTTGAATGAGCGAATTTTTGACACAAATCAGGCATTTGGAGGGTAAGAATAATCGTCGTATCTTTGCAGTGCTTGTTAGTAGTAGCGCACTAAACAACAGACATTGAGTATACAGTGATTATTCACTTCCCTATACGAAACCCTATCCAGAGTTCGGAGCGCTACACGAACAAAGGATAGGGTTTTCACTTTTCCTATTCCTTTGTTTGATTAAACAGGTAGTCTTGGTGGCTTGTCGGCTAAATACACTCGGCTACACAGACTTTAAACCCACGTCACAAGAGGTGTATGGTGACACCGCAGGAACTGAAGGCAGAAGGCGGGCAGGGCTAGGCGTACCTAGAAAGCTGCTTAGATTAGGTGCTGTACGATTTGGCAACCGATCCGACCGAAGGGGCTCATTATACTGGGTTCATGTAACTTCGAGTGGAATATTCCTACCAAGCTCTCATCGTTTCAATGACTGATGGGGGTAAGGGGGAGAACCACTCTCTCAGAGGTCTATTGCCTGTTTCATATAACCTTTTTAAAAAGGAAAATATTAATTTTAAATAAGTAAACTAGTGGATAATTTTTAATATTTAAATAATATGAGTGTAAAAAACATTATTTTGGCATCAGTACTCGCAATAGTAGTACTCGCCGCAGGTTCAGTTATCGGTTGTTATTTCCATTACAACAACCAGGAAATCTCACTTCGCCAGCAGTCAGAGGCTCAGCGTGGCAAGATTGAGGGTATTCACGACAAGATGTGGAAGGTTCTTCAGCAGAAGGCACAGGTTACGGATGAGTACAAGTCCGCATTCGAGTCCATCTATCCGAAACTTATCGAGGGCAGATACTCAAAGGGAGACGGCTCTCTTATGAAGTGGATCAAGGAAAGTAATCCTAACTTCGACGTTTCGCTATACAAGGACCTCATGCAGTCCATAGAGATTCAGCGCTCCGAGTTTCAGACATCACAGGAGAGAATGCTCGATATCATCCGTGAGCACGAGACGCTCGTGAAGACATATCCGGCAAAGTGGTTCGTCTCTGACACCAAGCCTATCGAATACAAGGTTATCTCCTCATCCAAGACAAAGATGATCATGCAGCTTGGAGAGGATAACGACGTAGACCTGTTCAAGAAGTAACGGCTTATGGAAATATTCATATTCCTAATCCCATTCGTGGTTGCTGCTTTCCTGTTGATTTTCTTCAGGAAGCAGACCACCTGGTGGGAATACGCAGTACTCATTGTTCCTTCCATCCTCATAGGCATCCTCATGGAGTTCGTGTTCAAGAAGTCCAATGCTGCCGACACGGAGTATCTCGGAAGCTACGTGACAAGAATCCGTCATTACGATGCCTGGAATGAGTACATACACCGCACGTGTACAAGGACCGTTGGAAGCGGAAAGCATCAACGTACGGAAACGTATGATTGCTCGTATGTTGACAATCACCCTGAACGTTGGACTTATTTTGATGCTAGGAACAAGGAAGAATACTTTATGACCGACAACGAGTTCAATGTAGTCAGGAAGATTCTTGGAACCCCTAGCGTGTTCATTGATATGCACAGGGATTACTACACTAAGGATGGTGATGCTCAGGAATGGGCGTGGGATGGTTCCATTGAAAACTCGTACACATTATCTTCCGAGCATGATTACAAGAATAAAGTGAAAGCCTCACGCTCTATTTTCAAGTTTGAGGATATTGATTATCAGCAGGCGCGAAAGCTTGGACTGTTCGAGTATCCGGATATCGCTCTTTACGACCAGAATCCTGTTCTCGGACTGAAGATCCCGAAGAATCAGGAGAAGGCGATGAGATGGCTGAACGGATACTATGGCGAGCGGAAGCAGTTTAGGGTGTTCGTCCTGTTCTTTACGAACAAGCCGGAAGAAATCGTTGAAAAGCAGCGCTCATACTGGCAGGGCGGCAACAAGAATGAACTTGTCGTGTGTGTCGGCATCGATAAAAACAAGAATGTAAAGTGGTGCAACGCATTTTCATGGTGTGATAGCCCGGTCGTAGGCGTTAAGAGTAGAGACTGGTTTATGAGCAATCCCGTAAATCTAGAAAAGTACGCAGAGTATATCGGTCCGATCGTAGAAAAGGAATGGCATAGAAAGAACTTCGAGGATTTTGATTACCTTACCATCGAGCTTACCGACGGGCAGTACTGGGCCATCATTATTCTCTTGCTGATATTCAATATTGTAATGAGCTCCTGGATTGTAACCAATAATTATAAAAACGATTTGTAGCGTATGAAAGAAAGATTAAAAATGATTTTTGACCGCATCGACATCTTTGTCGTGTGCATTATCTTCGGGTGTTGCCTTACAATAGCGGAGGGATTCATAGGAACCTGGGGAGGATTTGTTCATTGCTTTATAATGACATTCCTCATTACCGAAGTCTGCTATACACTCCGCTGCAACGAGAAGCTGAAGAAGGAGCTGATAGAGACCAACTGGAGACGGAACTATGCAGAGAAAGAGCTAGATGTTGCCAATAAGCGATGCGCTTGGAGACAGAAACTAATTGACCTTTACAGTCTTCTCATAGAGAAGAGAAATGCACAATTTGAATGTGAGCACGCAAAGTTGAATTACTGTAAATACAAGATAACATTGGAAGAACTGGTATCAGTGATGAATCGAACCGACAAGGAAATCAGTGAGATTTCAGATAAAATCGTTGAGCTTAAAAAGGAACTTAGAGAATTCTACAAATAGATACTTGTCATAAAACAACTTTCCCCACGTCATTTTCCGATGGCGTGGGGATTTTCTTTGTTAACCGTTCAGATAGTCGATGACTTTTCGGTTCGCCTCGTCTATCTTCTTATTGTCGAACTGAATATAGAGCGAAGTCGTGTCGCTATCCCACTCACTATGGCCCAGAGCCTTGCCGATAACTTCCTTCGGAATATCAATGCTCGCCGCGATGGTGGCCCAGCTTCTTCTGGCCGTATACCACACGATGTCCTTGTGAAGCGGCTTGATTTCCTTCTTGATCAAGGCTCCACGCTTATTCTTCTTCATCTCGGTAGGTCCGATTCTCTTCAGGTAATCTCCTAACGTTCTTCGGAAGCTTGATTCCTTCGTTCCGTCATCCAGGATGCACAGAAGATGGTCCTTTCCCTTATACTTCTTGATGATTTCCATTGCTTCCGGCTCAACCTTGATGTCGTAGAGCCTGCCGGTCTTGTTGCGCTTGTATTGGATGCGCCCTCTCTTGATGCAGTCGGCAGGGAGTTCGAGCAGGTCGGAGAGGTTGATGCCTATCAGATAGAACCCGAGCATAAACAAGTCGCGGTACTTCTCCATAAAAGGCTCTACCGGAAAGTCGCGATACTCCCTCATCTCCTCGACACTCAGATATAGGTACTGCTGACGCTCCGTCTTGATGGAAAACTTACGGAAAGGATATTTGGTTGTAATCTCGTTGTCTATGGCCCAGTTGAACACCGTACGTATGTTTCTGAGGTCAATGGCTATTCCGCCGCTCATACGACCTTTCAGGAGCTCATGTGCCTGGAATCTTTCGAGCCAGTCTCTGTCTATATTGTCGAAGTCTGCATGCTCATCGAAGGATTCAATCCTCTTCCTTGTTCTTAGAAATATCTCTTTGGTGCTATCCTTAGCCTTGGTCTTGATGAACTCATCGATGTAGTAGAGGATGTTCTTCTCCACGGATGCGGTCCTTCCGCTGATGATAGCCTTGATTTCGTCCTTCATCCTTGCTGCCGGAAGTTCTCCATTCATATAGATATATTCCTCCACGGACGCAAACAGCCTTGCAAGCATCGCCGTCTTGGCTCTTGCATTCGGAACACTCTTCGGGAAGATCATCCCGCTGAACTTGACCGTACTCGTGATTCCGGTATAGACCTGGAATCTCTTTCCGTTGTAACTTATGATGAAGAAAACCTTCAGTGACTTTCCTTCAACGTATGTCTTGATGCTATTCATACTTACTCACAGATTTTACTCACAACTCAATTTTACTCACATATTACTCACAAAACTACTCACATTGGCGTACATTATGCACGTTTTTGTACCTATTTTGTGGGTGAAAATGATGGATTTTACTATGTTTTTAATGGTGAAAAATGATGTAAGTGGCTGATTATCAGTATTTGAGCGAGATACGGGAGTCGAACCCGCCTCACAGGCTTGGGAAG